TCCGCGAACATAACCGCTCCGCTCGGTTTTGACTCGTCCATAATTAATGGGACGTTGAAAAACATACGGCTAGTCCCGCTGTCGAGCAATGCTGATGGGGTTGATGCCAAGGCCGGGCTGGCGAATAAGCTAAACAAAAACGCCGACGATATCCTGGGTGGCGTGCTGGCGGTCAACACCGTATCGGTCCCGGTGGGCCTGCGCATCGGCAACATCACCTGGAACGCCTCGGGCGTGCGCACTGGCGGCTATGGCGTCGCCCTGACCCCGCAAGGCTTGATCGGCTCCAACACTCAGGGCGTGGTGACGTTCGCCATCAGCGCGGCCACTGGCAACGCGTCCTTCGGCGGGGAACTGACCGCAGCTTATGGATCGTTCGGCGCGGTCACGATCGCCGCCGGCGGGTCGATCTCGTCGGGGCAATCGGCCTACAACGTCGGCACCGGGTTCTGGCTGCAGGGCGGCGCCACGCCGAAATTTAGCCTGAAGACGGCCAACGGCGCATCGTTCCTGTGCGACCCTGGTGGCAATGTGCTGACCTTTACGGGCGCGACGATCGACGGCACGCTGGGCGCGACAGTCGTGCTTAACGCGGCAGCTGGCGCGACGGCCAACAACACGCTGAACAACCCGCCTGTGATCTCGGGACTGTACGACGTCACGTTTAACAACGCCGCCAACAACGTGTATGTGAATTACGTCACCTTCACGGCCAGCAAGACCGGCGGCACGGGCACGCCGACGTACTCGTGGGTGCTGTCGACCTACTTCGGCACCATGGAGCTATCGGCGACAACGGGCGCCACGGTGACGGTGCGCGGGAAGGCCAACAACCTGCATTGCATTGGCATGGTGACATGCACGGTAAGTTGCGGCGGGATCACCTCCACGATGTCTTGCGAAGTTAGCGTTGGTCACGGATCGGGGGTCGCACCATGATGAAATATTTCGCAATCGTCAACGCGCTGAATGTCATCCAGCTTGGGTTTCAGCAAGAAGTCCCTGATGTCGGGCCGGCGCCGCGACTGCCCTTCGTTGAGGGCTGCACGCATGTCGAATTGTCGGCGCCGTTTGTCCGCGATCATCCGTCGCCGACCGCCGTGCCCTACGCCGAGAGTGGTTCTGTGGTGTGGGTCGAAGCCGCACCACTGGATGAGCTCAAGGAGCGCCAGAAGCAGCTGATCAATCTTGCACATGAACTGGCTAACAAAACGTCGTTCATGTTCCAGGGCAAGGAGATCCAGGCCAATGACCATTCGATGCGGCAGATCGAGATCACGAACAGCGGTGTGCTGCGCCGCGGCACCATGCGCCCCGGCTGGCTGGGGGCCTGGAAGACGCTCGACAACAGCTATGTTGCCATTCCCGACGTCGCCACCTGGAATCAATTCCTGGATGCGATCGAGCAGACCGGCACCCAAAATTTCGACAAGGCGCAGCAGCTGAAAGCGGCGATCGACGCCGCGCAGACCATCGAGGAAATTTCCGCCATCGTATGGCAATCACCGGAGCCACCAGCATGAAAAAAGCGCAAATTTATCACGGCCTGATGCAGCTGTTTATCTCAGTCGACCAGCTGGCCAACGTGCTGACGAACCCATTCAGTGCGGAAACCTGGGCCGATGAAACGCTCAGTTCACGCTGTGGCCGGCTGGGGCACCGCTACCCATACAAATTCTGGAAAGCCGTAATCGACGCCATTTTCGGGATCTGGCAAGGGCCAAACCACTGCGCCAACGCATTTCAAAAAGAGTGCGCGCGCTACAACTGCCCGCCGATCATGCGCAATGTGCCGCCGGCGCCAGCTGCGGAAAAGCCGGCTGTTGCAACACCAGGCGCGGCACCTGAATAATTCCATGTGAAAAGTTTAACAAAAGCAAGGCTTTGATTTACTTGCCCGCGCATAACGGTTAATCTTGCACATTGGAAATTGGAGGGCGGAAATGCAGATTACCCTGAGTCTATTGCGCGAGGCGCTGGCCGCCAGCCTGGGTTCGGTTCTGACGCCCGAGCTGGCGGCCACGATCGAGTTCAACGCACACGATCGCGGCGACCATGCCTATATTCCCGCCAACTTCATGCCGCGCAGCTATCACGACCTGGTGTTTCAGGTCGAATCGTTCCGCGAGATCCTGACCGAACTGAAGGTGCTGCACAACATCCACTTCGCCGAAACGGAAAAGCACCTGGCGGGCATCAAGCTGGACCCGGACTACTCGTCTATGGCCGAGCGCGAGCGCAAGGGCGGCCTGATCCAGTTCACCGCGCGCGCGCCGGATGGCACGCTGGTCGGCAACCTGCGCATGTACGTGATGAAAAGCATGCACACCGGGAACCTGTTTGCGGAAGAAGATACGTTTTTCCTGATGCCATACCACCGCAAGGGCTTCGCCGCGCTGTCATTCCTGCGCTACGTCGAAGAATGCCTAGTCAAGCAAGTGGGCGTGGTCGAGATCCGGGCCAACACCAAGACCGTCAACGCGGCGTCGAAGCTGATGGAATACCGCGGCTACTCGCACGTTGCAAATCAATACATCAAACTGTTCAGAACATGACCGACAACGAATCAAAATTGCCAAGCATTGAAACTTTGCGGCGCGTCGTTTCGTACGACGCCGAAACTGGTGCGCTTGTCTGGATAGCACGCACGGCAGACCTGTTTCCACAAAATTCTGGCCGTGAATCGTTCAATAGGAAATATGCGGGAAAGCCGATCGGGAAAAGAAATGCTGGATATGTAATTGTTAATTTTTCGATGGAGGGCAAGCCCATGTCCATGCAGGGGCATCGACTTGGGTTTGCTTTGCATACCGGGAAGTGGCCGGAAGAAGAAATTGACCATCGCAACCTGCAGCGTGATGACAACAGATTCGATAATTTGCGCGAGGCGAGCCATGCGCAAAATAACCAGAATAAAACGATAACAACCCGCAATGCCTCTGGATTCAAGGGCGTCCACTTCCATAAAAACAGCGGAAAGTGGCGCGCGCAGTTGCGCATTGGATCGACACGCAAGGACTTGGGTCTGCATTTAACGCCGGAACTGGCTGGGGCTGCTTATGCAGCCGCAAGCAAGCAGTTGCACGGTCAATTTTCAAACGTTTAAGAAAGCGAGGAACCCAAAATTTGCAGCGACGCACCGGAAGCAGATAAAGGCATTGGCGAAGCGGCCAAGGCAAGCGCCAAGGTGGGCGCCGACGCGCTCGCCTGGTACAAGCAGAAGGATCTCGAGAGCAAGCCGCGGCAGGAGAAGATGGACGCCGTTGCCCTGCAGCTGGCCGACCAGCAGCTGAAAACGTCGCGCGTGAACACCAGTCAGGCAGAAGAAAATTGGGATCGCTATAAAACCGTCGGCATGCCGGCGGAAGACGCGATGTATAAGGACGCCCGCGAATACGATACGCAGGCCCGGATCGACGAGGCGACGGGCGCGGCGGCCACCGACGTCGACATGGCCATGGACAGCGCCATCGATGCCAAGCGGCGCACCATGATGCGCGCCGGCGTCAACCCTGCCGACGGTCGCGCGATGGCGATGGAGCAGGATGCGGCCACCGCTGGCGCGCTGGGCAAGGCGTCGGCGATCAATGGCGCGCGCACCCGGATCAAGGACATGGGCGTGATGGTGCGCAAGGATGCGGCCAACTTCGCCAAGGGCATGCAGTCGAACGCCGCCGCATCGTACGGCGTGGCGGCGCAGGCTGGTGCTGGTGCCAGTGGCGCGCTGTCGGCTGCCGGCCAGATGGCCAACCAGTCGACGCAGGCCAACGGCGCCGGTTTCGGCACTGCCATTCAAGGCTATGGCACATCCGGCTCGATTCTGAATCAGGAATTTAGCGGCAAGCTGAAGGCCGCAGAGCAAAGCGGGATCGGATCGATCGTCGGCGCCGCCGGCCAGCTGGGCGCGGGCCTGGGCGCTATGGGCGTGACATTCTCCGACGAGAACATGAAAGAGGACATCAGCGAGGAAGTCGACGGCGACCAGGCGCTGGCCGGCATCGAGAAAACCGCCGTCAAGGAGTGGAAATACAAAGACGATTCGCCGGCGGCGGATGGCGGCCAGCAGCATATCGGCGCCATGGCGCAGGACATGCAGAAGAACCTGGGCGATGAAGTTGCGCCCGGCGGCAAGATGGTCGATATCGTCAGCGCGCTGGGCGTGAACATGGCGGCCACCAAGGCTTTGTCACAAAAAGTGACTAAGTTGCAAAAATCTATCGGTAAAGGGGTACGAGCATGAAGGGATTGGCAAGCCTGATCGGGGCCCTGGGCGCGGGCATGAACGGCTATGCTGCCGGGCGGGACCAGTTCCGTGATGGCGAACGCAAAAAGTTGCTGGCCGAACGCCAAGACGAGGAATACGGCCACGCCAAGAAAAAGCGCGACGACGAGGACAGGTATCAGCGCGACATCGCCGATTCGCAAAAGGACATCACGCCCGAGATCGTCACTGAGTCGGGCGCGACCTACGCCAACGACGAAGCGCTGGCGCAGGACAGCCGCGAGCTGAACCGCATGCACGCCGCCACCGGCGCGCCGGCGCCCGCACTGGCACCGGCCAGCTACACCGCCGGCGGCCAGTCGCACGCCAGCCTGGCTGCCGCCAACGGTGCTCTGGCCGGCCAGAATTCCCGCGCCTCCCGCGAGACCCGGGCCGCCGAGATCGCGCGCGCCACGCCGGGCAAGATGGAAGATGCCCGCCGCTTTGAGGAATACGCCCGCAAGGCGATCGGCGAGGGAACCGACCAAGTGCTGGGCGCGATCGCCGCCAGCGCGCCGACGGTCGACGCCATCAAGAAGGCCGGCGGCAAGCTCAAGGGCATCATTGACCCGGGCGCCGCCGAGGCGTTCAACACCACCGGTGGCAAGTGGAAGATCGGCGCCGACACTGTGGTCGAACACTTCATCGACAAGGACGCCGCCGGGCGCGAGATCGTCAATTCGCGCGTGGTCGGCGCCGACGGGCGCGAGATCGTGGGTGACGTGCGCACGGCCAATCGCGCCATGCTCGACGTCAAGGGCCGCATGGAGGTCGAAGGCCGCGACACCAGCACGTTCCAGACTGGCCAGCAGATCGCCGAACAGCAGCGTTCGCACAAGGCTGCCGAAGAAGACCGCCGGCTGACACGCCAGCAAAGCGCCGCGCAGCACGCGCAATCGCTCGGCATTCAGCAGCAGCGCGTGAACATGGAGAGGAACGCTTTCAAGAATCAGACGCCTGCAGGCAAAATCGCCGAGATCGAGGAAATTATCGGCACCAAGCTGACTGTCGACGAGCGGAAGCGTTTCATGGGAATTGCCAGCGGCAAGGCGACGCCGAGGGACAAGGAAGCGCTGATTGACAAGATGACCGAGGAATATGCCAAGACCAACCCGGATCCAAAGGCCGCCGTTGCCTATGCCGACACGCTGCGCCGTTCGTTTGCCGATGTGGAAATGACCGGGCAATTTGAAGCCGTGCTGCGCGACAACTTCAAGGGGCTGGATCAGGGCTCGCCCGGCTACGCCGCAAAGTATGCGCAGGCCATGGCGCAACCAGGTGTCAGCGTCGAATCATTGGCATCGATGGGCTACCCGGCGCCACCAGCAGCGCAACTGCGCACGATCCAGCAGCAAGGCGCAGCGCCGGCAATGATGGCCGGCGGTGGCAGCGGCAGCACGCCATCGGGTCAGTCGGTTTCCGATCGTGACAAGCGCATTCAGCAATTCAACCGGACTGTAGGCGGGGCGAGTGCGCGCCGTCAGGCCGCGATGGAGCAGCGCCAGGCCGACGTCGCCGCCAACTTCGATGCGCAGCTGGGCACGCTGCGCCGCGGCATGCCGCGCGACGAGGCGCAAAAGGTGTTGACCTGGATCGGCGAGCAGGGCGACGCCGGCGTGCTGACCAACGCACAAATTCAGCAGGCCCGCAAAGCGCGGCTGGCCGCTGGCTTCTAACCTTATAAGGCTGCACACATGGATATTTCCGACCTGGCCAAGAATGGCATCTTCTACCGACCACTGACCCCATCGAAGCCGCAGGAGCCGGCTGCCGAGGAGGACGGCGACACCGTGCGCGGCTTCAAGAAGGCGATGTATCAGATCCCGCAGACGCTGGGCGGCACGATCGCGCTGGCCGGCGATGCGATGGGATCGGATGGCATGCTTGAATATGGCATGAAGGTCTACGACAACCAGTCCGAGAAGATTGCGAAAGTCACCAAGGAATCGGATTCGTTGACAGGCGTGCTGCAGCGCGGCGAAAGCGGTACGGACTGGCTGCAAAATGCCACTGGCTATGTTGGTGGGCAGGCCATTACCGCGATCGCCACCGGCGGGCTGGGCGGTTTCATCGGCAGCCAGCTGGCCAAACGGGGTATCCGCAAGGTTGTAACGGATGGCGTTGAATCGGCTGTCGCCAAGCAGGCGATCGCACGCGGCGCGAAAATTGGCGCCGGCACCGCGCTGTTCGGATCGAACCTGGTGCAAGAGGCCGGCTCGATCTATCCGGAGGCCCGCCACGTCGCCGAGGAAGACGGGCGCGAGGGAAAGCTATCCGGATCCGACTTGACCCGCGTGGCCGGCTCTGCGCTGGCCGCCGCCGGCGTCGACACCGCGATGGATGCGCTGATGCTGGGCCGCGTCATGAATGGCGCACGCAAGCCTGGCGAATCACTGCTGCGCGCCGCGCGCCGCGAAGTGCCGCTGGCCATGGCGCGCGAAGGCATCACCGAAGGGATCCAGACCGGCATCGAGCGCTGGGGAGCGCAGCAGCAGCTGGGCACGGCGGACGCGGTTCGTGACTACGTGGATTCGATGGGCGTCGGCATGGTTGGCGGCGGCCAGGGCGGCGCCTTATCAGTCATTCGCGCCAACAAGGTGCCAGAGAGCGGATCGCTGACGCGTGCGGCCAACGCTGGCATTGAAGACCAGATTCTGCAGCTGACGAACGATCCGCAGCCGCTGATTTCATTCCCCGACGGCAGCGTGGGCCACAAGCAGGACCTGGAAGCTTACCTGGTCAGCAAGTATCCGGACGCCGACGAGCGTCTGGCCGCGCGCCGCGAGATCATGGGCCGCGACCCGGCCACCGGCAAGCGCGCCGAGCCCGAGCCCGTCGAGGAACCGAAGTCGGCGGACAACGAGGCAAACGAGCAGGCCAACCTGCAGGCATGGGGTGCGCGCCACGATCCGGTCGACCTGAAATACGCGCAGGCGCTGCTGGCCGCGCCCGGCGCCAAGGGCAAGGAACTGATGATTGTTCCGCACCCGAAGGGCAAGGGCTACACACTTGTGCCGTCAAAGTGGCTCACGCTCGACACGCAGGCCCGCGCCGGCGCGCTGCAGCGGGGTGACGAGGGAATGCTACCCGGCCCGAGCCGCGAGGCGCCAGGCGGTGCGATCCGCGTCGACTCGGAAGGCGGCGCCGCTGCCGAAACGTACGGCGAGCAAGTGCGAACCGGCGACGCCCGGCGCGAGCAGCAGGCCGCTGACGAGGCTGCAGCCGCGCGGCAGCAGGAACTTGGCAAGCAGACCGAGCGCGGCGCCAAGGCGGTGCCGAAGCCGGCCAAAGCCGCGCCTGCAGACGAACCAGCGCCGGCGCCAGCTGCACCAGCTGCACCGGTTTCCATCATGAACAAGGTCGGCAAGCCGTTTATGTCCGAGTTCGCCGCCAAGCGCGCGCACAAGGAAGGCTATGCCGACACGCACGACATCACCGCCGCCGACGAAGGCGGTTGGATTCTGACGCCAAAGGAGGCAAAAAATGCAGACGCCGCTGTACCAACGCCCGTCGATCTCGCAGAAGGAAGCAATCCAGATGCTGCTGGGGCTGGGAGTGGTAAGCCCAAGGGAGTTAAAAAAGCTGTTCAAAAGCCTGGAAAACGCAAGGCCGCTGCCGCCGGAACAGTCGCGCCTGCTGACGCTGCTGCTGTTCATGCAGACCCAGCCGCCGACGCGCAGCCTGCACTGACGCCAGAGCCGGAATGGAAAACCAACCCGTACACCGCTTACAAGTTCTCGATCGAGGGCGGCGCGCGCGCGTTCATGGAGAAAAAGAAGGTTGACCCGGCCAAGTTTGAGCCGGTGCAGGGCGAGAACGGCAGTTGGGCATTGAAGCCTGTACAATCATCATCTTCACTTAATCGAAAGGCTGATGATGAGCGGGAAATCGAAGGGCGAGCAACACGGCCTAAGCAAGCATCCGATTTACAAGCTTTGGCTGAACATGAAGGATCGTTGCCACAATCCGAAAAATCCGTACTTCCACAACTACGGGGGGAGGGGGATAACGATCTGCCAGGAGTGGGTGGAGAGCTTTCCGGCGTTTCTGGCAGCAGTGGGGGAGCGCCCAACGCCGAAGCACACACTGGACAGAAGGGAGAACGACGGGAATTACGAGCCAAAAAACATCCAGTGGCAGACAAAAATGGAGCAAGCGAACAACCAGCGCAAGAACGTGTGGTTGACGGCGCGCGGCGAGACAAAGACTCTGGCGCAATGGGCGCGCGTAGTGGGACTAGCTCCGAACACACTGCACAAGAGGCTGTCGCTGGGGCAGACGCCGGAACAGGTGATATTCAATCCGCGAGCGCAAGGAAAGAAAGTCTTGGTATAGACCCCAACGGGAAGAAAAGCAATGCGAAAAACGACGATGTACCTGCCAGCGGAAACGCAAATGAGCCAGGCGCTGCAGAAGGCGATGGCCAGCAGCAGGGTGGCAGTGCAGGCGCTGCCGATCCCGCCGGCGAACCCGTTTCCGAACGTGACGTTTCGGATCGACCCGCGAAAACCAAAAAACCCATAGCCGACAAGCATGCCGGCAAGTCGTTCGGGGATCAGGGCCAGGCCGAAGCCTACCTGACCAAAAACAAGATCCGCGACACTCACCGGATCGAGAACACCGGGCGCGACAAGTACGAGATCAAGCCGAAGGACGGTAAAAAGGTCGACTGGCGCGCCAAGGTCGCAAAGCAGGAAGCCGCGCTGGCCAAGCAGCTGGCGACCGCCGAGGCGAATGCAGCCGCGCGCGGCAAGGAGCGAATCAGTATTGGCGACCTGGTAGCAGAATCCAAGGCAGTCGGCATGAACGCAGCAGGCGAACCGCTGTATGAAAATAAGCGCGGGATGTTCCGCATGCGCATGGATCGCAAGGATCAGCCTGATGGCTTTGCTGACTTTGGCGGCGATCTCGCGCCCACCGTCAAGGAAGCGCAGGCACCGGACATCGAGCGGCGCGCGGTACTTGAACACACCATCGAAGTCGCCCAGGAGGAAATCGAGAACGATATCTCGAGCGGCATGGTGGACGACGGGGAACTGAACAGTTTTTCAGATCTGCATGAATTTACCGACGCAAACATGTACGTCAGCGATGCTAGTCGGGAAGATCGGCGCATCGGCCCGCTTGGCAAGGCGCGCGGCTGGAAGATGGAAGAATACATTGTCTTTACATCCGAGGCTATTAATGCGATTGATGCCTGGTTGAAAGCCGGGCGCACAGGCGACGCCATCGACTATCTGCCAGCCGCAGCAGCGCCGTCCAAGGTCGAAAATGTGCCTGTTGGAAATGATAGCGCCGTGATACCATCGGGCAACGAAACCGAAGCCGAGCCGCAAGACACCGGGGCCGACATTCCGCGCGCGTTTTTCAAGAAAGTCAAAGTTTCCACCGACGTATGGATCGAGGAAGAAAAGGCGTTCGAATCGGTTGAAATGACCGCCGATCGCGCGCTGAAGGAAGTTCGGGAAGACATCGCCAATTACAAGGCGCTGCTCAAGTGCATGAAAGGGTAAGCCATGATACGGATGACGCGCGAGGCAGTGAACCAGCTGGCCGGGCGCAAGCCTGCCGCCAGCCTGGTCGCGCCCGTTGCGCCTGCGCCAGCTGCTGCCGACACTTCCGCGCTGGTCGATGTGGCACTGCAGCTGGCCACCGCCGCGCAGTCGATGGCGCAGGCCGCGCAGGCGATGCAGGCCCGGCCAAAGCAACTCGACGCCGTGGTGCGGCGCGACAAAGAAGGCCGCATGGCCGGCGTAACGATCACAGTAATTTAACGGGGAAATACCATGGCAAAATTTGTACATCCTGACGTGCTTGACGGCGGCCTGCTGGCGATCAAGAACGGCGCACTAAAACTGCTGTTGATTTCGGCGTACGCGCCTGGCGACAGCTATGCCACCGTCACCGGCAATAAGCTGGGCGAAGTGGCCATGACGTCGGCGGACTATACGCTGGCGTCGTCGGGCAACAACCGCACGCTGACCAGCGCGACGAAGACGGCGAATGCATCAGCGTCGATCGACTACCCGGCATTGGTCTACACGTCCAACCAGCCGACCTAAGAGAGATAGCCATGCTCGACCAATCTGGCGCAGAAGTATTTTGGGATCATCAGGTGGGCACTTTCACCGGGATCTATGGCGCGATTAAGGTCGGGCTGGCTGGTGGCGAAATTCTCACCGTTGACGCCTTGGAGGCTGCGATTGGCGTGGATCTCTCGGCGTCGACTGGCGCCGCGCTGCAAGAGGCAATGCTTGCCCATCCATACCTTGCCAACAAGCGTTTTGTCAGCAAGCTGCAATTCATGGATCTGTTCGGCCCGTGGCTGATCAATATCTACACCGCAGCCAAGAGCTCGGTTGCTGTTGCAATTGAGTTGGACCGCGTTAACCGAGCGCCACACGATCAAATCGAACTCACCGATCCACGCACCATTGCTGGACTTCAGAAAATGGAAGATAACGGCTTAATCGGTCCGGGCGATGCGCAACGAATTTCAAAGGGTCTTCCATGGCAGCCATAACCGATTTATCAAACGTCGTTAATTTGGCCACGAGCAGCGCGGCCCAGCGCGTCGACTTTTCCGTGGATAGCCGGATCCAGGCCGCTGCAGCGGTATCCCCTGTTATTGGGCAGGCCACGTCACTGTGGCGCTACAACAAGACCAACGGCGCGAACGGCGCAATCCCGACATCAGTGGCTGCGCCAGACCGCACCACGCTGGGGGCCATGCGCCAGGTCAACGCCGCTTCGGGCAAGCAATTGTGGTTGCTTGGCATGGAGGCCATGTGCACCAATGCCGGCGGGGTTGTTCTTTACGATCGACTGCTGCACATCGGCGGGCTGTCTGGAATTGTCACTACGGCGCAAGCGGTAGGCGGCGCCCTGACGCGCAATGTCGGCGGCGATGGCAACCAAATTTGGATTGAAATTTACACGGCCATCGGAACCACTGCGACCACAATCACGGCCAGCTACACGAATCAGGCTGGTGCTGCCAAAACAACGCTGCCAGTCGTGTTTGGTGGAACCAATAACCGCGAGGAATCGCGGGTCATCCGCTTACCACTTGCCGATGGCGACACCGGAGTGCAAGGCGTCACATCGGTGACCGTATTGGCGACCACGGGCACCGCCGGGAATTTCGGCGTTGTTGTCGCCCGTCAGATCGGGCGAGGGTACATCGAAGGACCAGGTTGCGCGATGTTCCGGGATTTCATCACATCTGGATCGATCCCGCTCATTCCCGATGACGCCTGCTTGGCTTTGGTGTGGCAAGCCGCAGCGACCGCCGCGCCCAAGCTGGATTTCGCGATCAACATGGTGGAGAAGTAATGTCCGCGATCGCATCATTTTCCGAATTCAAGGCGCTGCTCGAGAATGGCACCCGGTCTGCTGTTTTTAATTTTGGAGTCGGCAATATCGGGACCATTACGGGGCTTCTTAGCACGTACAGGAGCTACCAGGGAGGCGCGGTCCCCTCTGTGCCGGTTGCATGCTATGGGAATGATCCGACAGCATTGATGTACATCCCACTCACCAATTCGAAACAAATGTGGGTGGGCGATATGGAATTCGCCTACGGGAATTCAGGACAGGGCACCAAGCTTGCCGCTGTTTTGTACGACCGCCTTGTGCATAGTGGCGGCCTGGTTGGCAATGTCATAACCGAACAGGCCACGAACCTGCCGTCGGCAGCATTGCCACGCTACACAGACGGGGTGGGAGTTGTGCCGTTCATGGAGGTGTACACGTCGCTAGGAACAGTGGCCACAACTGCGACTATCAAGTACACCAATCAGGACGGGGTGCCAAACTGCATATCCAAGCCGGTTACAGTTGCGACTAACGTTAATAACGGGACCGACTCACTGACCCCGTTTCCGCTGGCCGATGGCGACACTGGATGTCGTTCTGTGGAAGGCTTCACGATGGCAGGCGCCGCAGCAGCGGCTGGCAGCATTGGGATCACCCTGATGCGCCGCATCATCGCCTTGCCGGTTGACACCGGGTCCATGGTCGAGCGCCAGTCCTACCGCCAGACATTCTTCGCTGGTAGCATCGCCGAAATCAAGCCGGGCGCTTTCCTGCAACTCACCACAATATGCAGCACATCCGGCACAGGCTTTCACGCATTCCTGGGCCGTATCGGGATCATTGAAAAATGAGCGACTTTGGCGCGTTCTTCTTCGACGGCGCCCAAGTCGAGCTAGGCGGTATCCCGATCGAAGCGACGGGACCGGCGCCGACTAGCCATACGCTCGTCGGTAGCGGCAGCAGTCAAGCCAACAGCTCGAGCGTCGCCAGTGCTGCGCAGCGCCACACGCTTGCCGGGTCGACTGGATCGCAGGGGAACGCCAGCAGCACTGGTGCGATCACGCAGCGCCACAAGGTTGCGGGCGCTACCACATCGCAGTCCGCTACCAGCGCCGCGGCAGCGATCGTTCAAAAGCACGTCCTGGCCGGCATTGGCACCAGTCAGAGCGCAGTATCGGGCACCGCTTCGCTGGGCGAACAGCCGCACATCCTGAGCGGGTCCACCAGTAGCCAGGGGAATGCGTCGACGTCGGGCGCCATCGTGCAGCGCCACCGGCCAGCTGGCGCTGCATCGACTCAGGATGCCACCAGCACCAGCGCCGCCATCACGCAGCGCCATCTGGTCGCCGGCGCCGCCACCGTCCAGTCGAACACGTCGTCGACCGGAACCACAGCGCCGCCACCGATCGAGCCGGATGCCCGCTACGCGCGGCCACTCAGCGCCATCAGCGCCGGGCCCTGGTTGCCGTCGACCGGCACCGACCTGGCCGCCATGATCGACGAGCCGAGCGCTGACAGCGCCGATTACATCAGCACCACCACGCCCGGCGCGGTTGAAATCGCGCTTGGCCCCGTTGTCGATCCTGGAACGTCGGCCAACCAGGTGTTGCGGTATCAGATCTGGTCGACCACCGGCAGCGGCGGCATCATGCGGTTAAAGCAGGGCAGCACCGTGATCGCGTACTGGCCGCATGAAGTGCTGCCGGCCACCCCGACCATCTACGTGCAGGCGCTGACCGGGCCAGAGTGCGACAGCATCACCGACTACACCGATTTACGGTTCGAATTCACGGCGGTTTAAATGGACGTCAGAATCGGTTTTGCCGAGTTTGACGCGCTGGCGCCGCCCTGCCACGTTGCAATCGGCTGGTGCGAATTCGATGCCGTCGGCGCGCCGTCACATGTGGCGATCGGCTGGGTGGAGTTCGATTGCAGGTCGCCAAACAACGATGTCGTGCCGCCTTATCGACCAGGTGGCGGCGTGACGCGCTACCATAGTTATTCTGAGCAACAATATAATGTACCCGTCGACGACTTCGAAGGCGACGAGGAAGAAATCATAATGTCTATCCTGATGGAGATCGCCAAGCATGTCTTACTCTAAATGTGTCACCAGCCTGCGCCTGGGCGGCAAGATCCCGGCCACCGCACTGAAGGACGCCGCCGCCGAGTTCGAAGCGCAAGGCATGGCACCCGACGCGGCCATGGCCAAGGCGGTCGAAGAAGCGCTGGAACTGTCGCAGATGGAGGAACGCAAGATCGTGTCGACCGTGCGCGCCGCCTACGAGCAGCAGGGCGGCAAGAAGCCGGCGCCGGCGCCCAAACTGGCAGCCGTGCCGAAGGCCGAGCCGGCGCCCGCCGAAGAAGACATTGCCTCCCGCATCCAGACTTTGCTATACGACGGTCAAAAATCGATTCTTGACGCGCAGGGCCAGCTGACCGCATTGATGTCCGACATCGAAGAAAACATGACGGATGCGGAGTTTGCCGAGCAGTCGGCTAGCTGGCAGTTGAGCGTCGGTATCCCGCTCAACGCCAAGGACACCGCGCGCGCGCTGAAGAAGGTCAACGGTATGCCATGGTTCCATGGCAGCCAGTCAAGCGGCATTGCCGACCTGGATCTGATGTCAAATGGCGCGCTGTTCGCCGCAGGCGGCAAAGACGCGGCGCTGCACTACGCTGGCGACGTCGAGGAAAACGTGTATCAGTTGAAAGCGTCGGTGCAGCGCCCGTTCTTCGTGGCCACCAGCGACCTGACCGCAGATATGGAAAACTCGGGCGAGCTCGAGAAACTGAAGGCCCAAGGATTCGACGCCATCGTGCCATTGGATTACGGCGACCTGGTGCTGCTGTCGAAGGCAGCATTCTCGCAGCGTGGCGCTGCGCTTCAACCTGCGCCAGTGACGCCAGCTGCTGATCCCGCGCCAGCGCCGGCCAAGATCGAAGACTTCGGCGAGAAACTGGAAGGCGCCCGCAAGGACCAGGACGGAAAGACCGTGATCTATTCGACCGCCTCGAGCGCCACCGGCAACGACGCCGCCGTGGCCGCCATGGTGCAGGATGGAACCAGCGTCAGCAAACTGCTCGAGCAGATCGCCGCGAACAGCGACAACGCCGATCACCGGGCCCTGGCCGCAGCGCTGGGCAAGCAGGGGCTGAAAACCGGGATCCTGTTCGACGATGCGTTCAAGGCCAAGAATTTCACGGTTGCCGATGCCACCGCAGAAAACGCGAAGGGCGGCTATCGCGCATCGGACAACACCGCGCTGCTGTACCGCGCCGAGGGCGCCGAGCAGACCATGCTGCACGAACTGACGCACGCAGCCACGATCCGCGCCCTGCAGCGCGGCGGCCTGGCCGCGACACAGATCAAGGTGCTGCACAAGTACGTCGCCGGGCTGGACAACTTCGCCGGCGAGTACGGCATCAGCAACGATGAGGAATTTATCGCCGAAGCCTGGACCAATCCGCGCTTCCGCCAGATGCTGCAGGATACGCCGGCGCCGGGCGCCAAGCTGTCGATCTGGCAGAAGCTGGTCGGCGCGGTTCGCATGCTGCTGGGAATGCCGCCGACCGCTGACAACGTGCTGGCGCGCGTGATGGCGCTGCAGCCGGGCCTGCTGGCCGAGAACCAGGGCGACGTCGACCCGATGACTGGCGAGCGCGCCAGCACCGGCGAAGCGCGCACCATCGAGGTCGACGGCGTGCGCCGCCCGATCACGAACAGCAAGGGACAGATGCTGGGAGCCGACTTCGCCGCGCAGGCCGCGTTCTGGAAATGGTTCGGTGACAGCAAGGCGGTAGACGCGAAGGGCCACCCGCTTGTTGTTTATCACGGTACAAGCGACGACATCGCTGCATTCGACTCCAACCCGGCTTATTTCACAGATTCGGAGGAAACTGCGGCGGAGTATGGCGCGGTCATCATGCCGGTTTATCTGAAAATTTCCAGTCCACACATGGGAATGGACGCATGGGATTCGCGGCGTGAAGCGCTGACCGACCGCAAGGTGACGGCGCTTGAAAAGGCTGGACGGGACGGCATTATCGCTAAAGACGAAGGAACTGGCGAGCGTCATTACATTACGTTTAAGCCCGAGCAAATCAAGAGCGTCACCGGCAACGCCGGCACGTTCGACGGTGCTAATGCAGATATCCGCGCCAATCGTGCGGCAGGCCCTGGCACGGCTGAATTCAAAAAATGGTTCGGCAATTCCAAGGTGGTTGACGATGCCGGTAAGCCGCGCGTCGTCTTTCACGGCACTGGTGCCAAGAAGTTCAATAAATTCAATGAAGGGTCGTTTTTCACTGAGGACCGCAGCGGCGCCGACTGGTATGCATCGGATCGTGGCGGCGAGGCCGGCCAGGTAATGGAAGTTTATCTGTCCATCCAGAACCCGCTGGACATCACCACCAAGGCCGGATCGATTCAGCTGATGGAAATCGCTCGCAGCGCCGGCGTGAACGTCAACTTCAACGAAGACGATTCCGGCTGGACGTTTGAGGCGGCGGAGATTTCCGACCATTCCGAGTATGACGGCACCAACGTCCCTGATCTGGTCTACATTCCGAAGGTGCGCGCGGCGCTGGCCGCCGCCGGGTTCGACGGGATTGTCGGCGAAGACACGCTGGAAAACGACGACATCCGGATGTGGATTGCACTCAAGCCCGAGCAGGTCAAGAGCGCCGTATCGAACAATGGGGCGTTCGACCCGGCGAATGGCGACATCCGAGCATCGATCATCCAGGCCGCCGACAACAGCATCCAGTCGGTAGTCGCTGACCTGCCGAAGACGATCAGCAACCGGCTCAAGGACTTCCGCAACGTGGGCCTGGCCGCGCTTGGCCGGCGCCAGCTGGTCGACCTGTACGCCGCCGACTTTGTGGAAGCGCCGGGCAAGGAATCGACGCTTACGCGCTACAGCAAACTGATTCAGCAGATGGACGCCGACAAGAACGAATCCGGCGCCGAAGCCGATGGCATTGCCGATCACTGGGGCAAGCTGGCCGACAATACGCAGCTGGCCGACCTGATGCACGACTCGACGCTGGCGCAGATCGATCCATCGAAGTCGTACGAGCCGGGCGACAACCGCGGCGAGTGGGCCACGCTGTCGGGACGCTTCAAAGCGCTGAGCCCGGAGGCGCGCCAGCTGTACAACGAGGCGCGCGACGCCTACATGACGCACTGGAACAAGGTGCGCACCGAGATTCGCAACCGCATCACGCGCGCGCTGCCGGAATCGCCGCGCCGGGCAGCGCTGCTCGAGAAGATGGACGCGCAGTTTTACGAGAAGGTCAAGGGCGTGTACTTCCCGCTCGCGCGCTTTGGCGACTATGTGGTTTCCGTTGTCGACCGCAACGGCGATCGCGTGACCGTCAATTTTGCCGAAACGATGAACGAGGCCGAAGCGCTGCGCAAGGCGCTGCAGGTCAAATTCCCGGCCACGTCCGGCCACAAGGTCAGCAAGGTGACGAAGAAGAAGGAGTTCAACGCCGGGCGTGACGCGGTATCGCGCGGGTTCCTGACCGAACTGTTCGGCGTGCTGGATCAGTACGAGGGCAGCGCCGAGCTGGTCGACGACATCAACCAGCTGTACATGGCCAGCCTGCCGGATCTGTCCTGGGCCAAGCACGGCATCCACCGCAAGGGCACGCCGGGTTTCAGCCAGGATGCACGCCGGGCGTTCGCGCAGAACATGTTCCATGGGGCGCGCTACCTGGCCAAGCTGCGCTATGCAGACCGCCTGGGCGACCATTTGATGGAAATGCAGGATCACGTCGAAGCGCAGGCCGGCAATGCGGATTTCGATTCGGTGCGCGCACAGCAAGTGGTCGACGAGATGAACAAGCGCCACGACAATTACATGAACCCGAATTCCTCGCCGGTGTCGTCGACACTGACGTCGCTGGGCTTCATCTTCTACCTGGGCCTGTCGCCAGCTTCTGCCGCGGTCAACCTGACGCAGACGCCGCTGGTGACACTGCCGATGCTGGCCGCGAAGTACGGCATGGGCAAGGCGTCGGCGGCGCTGCTGGCCGCGTCGCGCCAGGCTGCGGGCAACCGCAACGACATTTCGAAGGTGCTGACCGGCGACGAGTTGGCCGCCTACAAGCAGGCCGTCGACGCCGGCGTGATCGACGTATCCATGGCGCACGACCTGGCCGGCATCGCCGCTGGCGACGACAACAAGGCCAACGCCAAGCTGCGCCCGGTGATGAAGTGGGCCAGCTGGATGTTCCACCATGGGGAGAAATTCAACCGGCAGGCGTCGCTGATGGCCGCCTATCGGCTGGCGCGTGGCACCGGACTGGATCACGCCGCAGCGTACGAATCGGCGGTCAAAGACGTCTACGACAGCCATTTCGATTACAGCGCCGGCAACCGCCCGCGCATCATGCAGGGCAATGTCGCCCGGGTGGTGCTGCTGTTCAAACAGTACGCGCAAAACATGGTGTACACGCTGTCGCGCAACGCGGTGCTGGCCGCCAAGGGCGACCGCCTGGCGCTGCGCACGCTGTCTGGACTGCTGGTGTCGCATGCGCTGGCCGCCGGCGTGTTGGGCCTGCCGGTGGTGGGCACGCTGCTGGCGGTGGCGTCGGCGCTGGGTGGTGATGATGATGAGCCATGGGATGCCAAGGTAGCGCTGCGCAACCTGATGGCCGACCTGATTGGCCAGAAGCCGGCGGAAGTGATGATGCATGGACTGTCGCGCCTGGGGCCGTTCGACATTTCCGGGCGCGTCGGGCTCGACAAGCTGATTCTGCCGGACGTGCAGGAGGGGCTGGAAGGCGCGCGCGCGGCAGAATCGTGGATGACGGCGGCGCTGGGGCCGGTGGCCGGCATCGGCATGTCGACAGCCAAGGGGCTGAACAGCATGGCCGAAGGCAAGTATCTGCGCGGGCTCGAGGAAATGATGCCGGTATCGGTGCGCAATCCGATCAAGGCGCTGCGCTTTGCCAGCGAAGGCGTGCGGGACAAGACCGGGATCCCGGTGCTGGACGACACCAGCGCGATCGAGGAATTCGGCCAGTTGATCGGCTTTTCCCCGTCCCGATCGCGCGAGGCGATGGAAGGCAAAGGCGCAGTCTACCGCGCCGAACGCCAGCTGAACGATCGCCGGGCCGCGCTGACGGCGCAATGGGCGCATGCGAAGATGGCGGCGGACGCCGAAGGCGTGGCGGACGCAATGCTGGCGATCAAGGCGTTCAACGAGAAGCACAAGGAGCGCGCCATTTCGCCGGCCAGCCTGGGGCAAAGCCTGCGCATGCGGGTCAAGCGGATCGCGGAGGCCGAGCAGGGTTTGTACCTTCCCAAGAAACACCGCGATGTGCGGGAACTTGGCCGGTTTGCGGAGCAGGATTAATAAAAAGGCCCGCGAACCTTGCGGCAGCGGGCCTAGTAATCCGGTTTTCCTGCTAGATCATCCATTCGGGGCATGGTGTCGCGCCGTGAGGGGCGCCGCTTGTTAAGCTAACCGGATCTAACCAGCTGTTCAGTCCCTAGCAGTCATGCACTTGCAACCATGTGGCTATTCTACAGCGGACCGACGCCGACGATGATTTTTCCGTCCACATCATCGATAAAGCCGACCGCGCGCGCCAGGTGGAACCGCATGTGGTGCCATCGATTTCGATCCTGTAGGGCACGCCGGCGGCGATCGCCAGCGCCACCTTGTCGCGTTCGGTCAGCTGCGCGGCTTTGGTGCCGGGCGCTGGCAGTGCTGTGATCTGCTTTAGCACCGCTTCCCGCGCCGATTGAATGCTGATCATGGCTGAATGTCCTTCAGGGGAGGTTTTAGATTCTGCACCAGCAGGCGGACTATCTGCGGCGTGATGACTCGCGTGATTTCCTGGTCTGTCATGCGCTTGATCGCCGATTGACTGATCGCATAGCCCACTGTCTTATCGGCCAAAGTGACAAGCGCATGCAGCTGGGGGCGCATGACATCTTGAACCACTTTGACGTCGAGCAGATCCAGAATTTCCAACCGCACGGCGTCGACCGGGACCGGCTGCTGCAATGCGACATCGAAAAGCGCAGGTTGATAAGGGTACGCTGCGATGCGATCGCCGGATTTCTGCCGATCCCAACGATAATCTAGCGTCACCGGAACGCCGGCAATAATCGCTTGCCGACCAACGATTGAGCCAACGACAAACGAAAAATCGTCAGCTTCGATCAGGCGAGCAGACAGGCTGTCTGTCAGCGCCTTCAGCTGGTCGGCGCTCTTTTCGCTGGCGGCCAGCGCCTCCCGCATGCGGCGGCGCTGGTTTCGCCCGAAACGCCGACTCATGACTTGCCGTCCGCCTTCAAAGCATCGAACAGGTCGCCAATCAGCTTGATGGCGCCGCGCAGGATGGTGCCGCGCACCAGCGGGTCGGTGATGTCTTCGGACCCGTCCTGCAGCCCTTCCAGGCTGGCTTTGGCGTTGAACACGGCCATATCGAAATTGGCCGCCGGGCTGCTGGCGGCCACCACTTCGGCGGCGGCGCGTTCGGCTTTCGCTTTTTCCAGGCTGGCGATGGTTTCGGACATCTTGACGATCTGCATTTTCAGCGCGCGCGGATCATCCGGCAGGGCCTCAATCTGAGTGCGATTCATGGGGTAGTTCCTTCCCGGTAGTGTTGACGTACGACTTGCCCTTGGGGGCGGTTAAAAATTCGGTGCAGTGGCGCTGCGCTTCCTGGCACTGCTCGACATTGAACAGGGCGATATGGCAGTCCTGCACATGGTTTTTGATGCCCATCTTGCGCGCCAGCCACCAGTAAGCATCCGTGCGGTTCTTGTGCTTGTCCTGCCAGATCCGATTGAAAATGCCCTTCAGCGTCTTGCGTGCCTGGCGCAGTTCGGCGTTGGCCAGTGTTCCCAGCGGGATGTCGGTGCGCGGGTGTAGTCCGACATATGCCCGGCACTTCAGGTTTGCGCAAACGTACACGTATGGCCAGTCGCCATAGGCCCGGCCATACACCGCTTTGTTGCCGAGCAGTTCGACGCGCGACTGGCAGTACGGGCAGCTGTGAGGCTTCGGGATGGGCGCGATCACGCGCCGGATCGCCGCCGGGTCCGGATTGTTGAACGGATTGACCGGGTTGGCCTGGTTCATGACCGAACCCACGCAAACGCCGGCGCCTGGTCGAGCAGCCAGATATGCCGCATCGCGGCCACGTTGACGACATCCTTGTCCGGAGGGTAGATCTCGACCGCGAACTTGTCGCCGTGCCCCATTTCCGATTTGATGCACTGGATCTCGTCCCACGTAATGCCATCGACCCAATGGCCGGTTTTGTGGTCGATCGCGGTGCGGTTGATGCTGATGCGCACGACGCCGTTTTCCTCCTGGTAGACCGACGCCAGGAAGTTGCGCGAGCGCCAAGCTTCCATGATCGGCGGGAAGGGCGGTAACTTAATCTTGACCATGTGCAGCGGGTGGGACAGGTTGTCGCGGCGCAGCAGGGCGTCGGATTGTGCGTGCGATCGGTTTTTGGTGTCGGCTAGTAAGACCATGATGTTAATTCCTAATTAAGTTATTGCATTCTGCCGGCGCCGCGCTCATTCGCGTTGCGCGTGCGCCAGGCATCCAGGGTTGCTTCGGCGGCGATGCGTTTCCAGTACATCGCCTCATAGGCAACGATCGCTTCGTGTTGCGCCACCAGCACCGCTTCGTAATCCGGATGCGAGCGCGCCACCACTTCGCGTGCCGCATCCGACTTTTCGGTGCTTGCGCGTTTCAAGCGATTCAGCACCACCTTGCGCCAGTGTTCCAGGTACGTGACATCGGCTTTCGCCTTGCCGGCGCTGGACGCGTTATCGTTGAGCCACAACAGCGCCGCTTCTGCTGCGTCGTCGCCCATGGGATCCTTGCGGCGCGCCGCAGCGCGCTGCTCCTTGGTCGGCCCTGTCATGTCCGCCGGCGCGACGACAGGCGTTCCTGCGGAAACGCACGGATGCCGGGGATCTGGCACTTGGCCTGCAGGGACTTGGCCTGCTGAATGATCGGCTTCATGTTGATGTCGATAAAGCCGACATACTGCGGGTTTTCCAGCACGAAGCGCAGCAGCTGCAGCTTGGTTTCGTCGCTATCGCTGACCAGTTCCGCCGTCCACACTGCCGACGTCGAAATGCCTTTCACCTTGGGCACGTTCGATTCGACCACCGGTGCCGTCATCACCATGGCCAGCTGCTGCGTTACCTGGGCTGCGGCATCGGCGGCCTGCGCTTCGGATGCGATACGGGCCTGCTCCTGCTGCTGCGCCAGCGCGGCGGAGGCGGCTTCTTCTTCGGCAGCCTTGTCGCCGGCGGCGGCGGCAGCCAGCGCGGCGCGCTCGGCATCGATCTGCTTCTGGCGCGCATCGGTCAATTCGCGCTCGCGCCGGCGCTGTTCCTCATGCTCGGCCAGCACCTTCTGCTGGACCCGCACCTGTTCCAACCGGTGCGCTTCCTGGACCGCGCGCTGCGCTGCGATCTGGCGCTGACTCTCCTGCTGCTGATAGGTGAGCATGGACGACTTGAGCGCAGCGATAGCCGTGGTGCAGCGCTCGACCGGTGAGCGAAACAGGTTCATCGCTGCCTGCTTGGCTGCATCGAGCGGGCGCGTGATCGTCATGCGCTGGTCGACCAGCTTATCCAGCTTGCCCTGCAACTCCTGCAATTCGATCGCGGCGGCGGAATACATCGTTGGCGACGTGATGGTGATCGCGGCCACCGACTTTTCGACATAGTTGGCCACGCGCTCGAGCATGGCCGCCGGCGGGCAGCCGGCTGGGAGGGCGACAGTTTCCGCCTCGTGGTTATGCAATTCCATGATGGTCCTTGAATTTTTTAATGGTGAACAGCGAAATGAAGACGGCGATATCGGCGATGTCGGTGTACGGGTGCAGCCGGTATGTGCCATCGCGGCGCAGATGCAACGCGAAGCGATCGACGATCGCGCCACCGCTGGCGTTGATCAGTTCCTTGTAGGCCGCCAGCTGCACGCCGATGACAGGCGATCCCGGGTTGAACATGCTTTTGATGTCGATCACCGCCATGCGCCCGCGCACCAGCCCGCCGAGATCCGGCGTACCACTGAATCCCATCGTGTGATACAGGCGTTGTTCGCGCAGCACCGGCTTGAACGCGCAGTCATCCAGAAAACGCTTGTACGCCAGCAGGTACAGCCGCATTTCTTCGGTCAGCATGGATTCGTCCAGATCGTTCGCGTCGTACAGTTCCGTCATCTTGTGGACCGCCGTGCCGCGGGCGCTGGCCGCTTCCAGGATGTGCGGCTTGACCATTGAGAAATCCATCAGCGGCTGCAGAATCTGCGTGACACTCGGGACCACGACGCCGTTGTAACGGTACTCGTGGCTCTTGGGGTTGAAGGTCAAGCCATCCATCAGATCTGTTCCTTCACCCATGCCAGGATGTGCGCGCACTTGCTTTCGGTCAGCAGGTCCAGATCGACGTCGAATTTCGATTCGATCGCGTTTTCGCCAAGGCCCGCCGCATCAATCTTTTTGCGCAGCGTGGCAATCGCCTCTTTGCTGGCCAACTCGCCCGAATCCTCATCAGCTGCCGGCGCTGGATCCTGGCGCTGCGACTTGGCGCGCACGCCATGGTCGGCGGGCGCCCACTCGCCAGCAGCCGGATCCGCTGCCGGCATGTCGCCAAAATCCGGAATGTCACCATGGTCGACCACCACGAAATCGCCGTCGATGGTGAATTTCTCGCCCGCGTCGGCAGCTTCGGCGGCGGCGATCGCCTTCTGGATCTCCACCGATTGCGGCATGTACTTGAGAACCTGCAGCAGCGGCACCTTGCGCGCGTACATTTCGAAATTGCGGTAGTCGTCTTTCAGCGCGTAATGGTTGCCGCCTACCTTGTTGAACTTGTTCAGGTGCCGGATGATGCGGTCTTTGGACCAAACCTCGATCACTGGCATGTCGGTGCCGGTGATTTTGCCGATGGCGTACACGTATTCTAGGTCTTCCCAATCGTCCGAATCGCTGTTCGGCTTGTGGACGCAACGCGGGTTCGCGCCCAACTCCCAATCGAAATGATCGCCGGCATACACGGCGCCGGTCCAGACGACGGCACGGCCAGCGCGCGCCACCAGATCAACCAAGCCTTTCCAGCCCGGCACAAACTGCGCTTCGTGGTGGCGCTTTTTGTTGTTGAAGTATGGGATCAGGTAGCCCTGCCCGCCGACGCCGATTTCCAGCCCCAGCTGCGCCGCCGTCAGCGTCGAACCGAACAGGCTAATCAGGTCGCACTTCTGCAGATCCGCGCTGCGGCTCCACGCGGTCGCGGCCAGCCGGATCAGGCGGTCGACGCCGATGTGCGCCGGCAGCGCCATGGCCAGCTGCTTTTTCGATCGCTCAAAAAAGCCAACCAGGTCGGCAGGCTTGTGCGCGACCATAATTTCGTTGTTACCCATTGTATGAACTCCTAAGTTGGTGGAACTACCGTTTTACTTCGCCAGACGCAACAATGCAATTTCATTTGCCGCCGCCTGGATGGCCTTATCAAGTGCATCGATCCTAGCCTGGGTGCGGTCCAATTCCGCCCATTCCTGCAGCGATTCGGAGCGCAGATACCGCAAGCGGCCCATCTTCCACCAGATACAAACGCGCCGCATCAGTGGCAGTGGTTTTGTCGCCGCCTTACCCGTCGATACCATGTCATCCCCTTGTGTTTTTGTTAGCAACGGTTAAGATCATATTTCAAATTAACAGGATGCGCAATAGAAATTTACGACAAAATTGTCGTTGACAGCGGCAGATTTGTCGTCACATAATGACAGCCATCAATTACTAGGAGGCATTAAACAAATGAAGATTGATCCGGAATATGTAAAAAAGGAATTGATACGGCGCACCAGCGAACGACAGCTGAGCCTGGTTGCGCTGGGCTGCGGCGTCAACGTCCGCACCATGCAGCGCATCATGGCCGGCTACACCGGCGCCAAGGTCAAGACCGTCAGCGCGCTGCAGACCTACCTGAAAAACACCGAGCGCCTGCACTTCCTGCCGGATGCGCGCAAGAATGGGAATAACTGACCATGGCCGAGCCGGTTTATTACAACGAATACGATCTGACCGCTGCCAAGTGGCTGGAAAACCTGATCAGGGCCGGGCACATTGCCTATGGCGTGGTCGACACCAGGAGCATAGAAGATGTACGACCAAACGATCTCGTCGGATTTAAACAATGCCACTTCTTCGCCGGAATCGGTGTGTGGTCCTACGCGCTTCGTCGTGCCGGCTGGGCAGATGATCGACCTGTTTGGACCGGTTCCTGTCCTTGCCAACCTTTCAGCGCGGCAGGCGAAGGCGCTGGGTTTGCTGACGAGCGGCACCTATGGCCAGCCTTCAAGCACCTTATCAAAGAGCGTCGCCCTGCAGTCGTCTTTGGAGAGCAGGTTGCAAGCAAGGCTGTCGACCCTTGGATCGACCTTGTACACACTGACATGGAAGGCATGGGATACGGGTTCGGGGCGGTTGCGTTCCCGGCTGCGAGCGTCGGTGCGCCGCACATCCGAGATCGAACCTATTGGGCCGGCTGGCTGGGTGACGCCGACGTCGCGCGACTGGAAAGACTCCGGCGCGGACATAAAGCCACGCGAGGGAGGAAAGGAGCGGTTCGACCAGTTGCCGAGGCAGGCGAACTTGTGCGGGTGGCCGACGCCGACGGCAGCACTGGCGGACAAGGGGGTTCGGACATTCGAGGGCGGATTGATGGAGGCGATGCGCAATCATGGTCCAGACTTGGCGGCGGCGGCGTGTCTGTCGGGCTGGCCGACGCCGATGTCGGGATCGAAGGGGACGGACAAGTACAACGGGACGGTGAGCAGCGATTCATCACGGCAGACGGAAGCACTTTGTTTCAAGGAAGTGGCGGGCCACAAGCTGGATCTGCCGGCGATTTCGCCCGGCCCGGCCCGACTAACGGCTACTGGTCTGCTGCTGACTGGCTTGGATGCCGGGATGGAAAGTGGCGGCCAGTTGAACCCGGCACATTCCCGCTGGTTAATGGGGCTACCGCCCGAGTGGGACGACTGCGCGGTTACGGAAACGCCATTAATGCTGAGCAAGCGCGAATCTTTATTGAATGCTTCGATGGGGCTTGATCATGGCCGGAAATAAAAAGCCGCGCAAGAAGCTGGGCAAGCTGGGGGGCATGGGCGCAGCGGTGCGCGCCAGGGCGTCGAAGGTGGCGCAGGCGCAAAACGAGGTCGACCGGCTGAATATGCTGGTGCGCGTGCAGAATTTAACCGGGCTCGGGCATGAATCGAACAGGTACAAGGTCGATCTGACGTTCGGCCCCATGGAAACGGCGCTGGATCGCATCGAGGCGACCGGCGAAATGGAAGTCGACGAGGACGGCGACGCCTGCATGCGCGACCCGCTGGATGGCTCGCAAATCGCGTTCGGGCCGGCGCTGGTCAGTTCGGCCAAGATATTCGCCCGCATCGCGCCACGCTTCGACTGGCCGCCGATGCCGGACGGGATGCGCCGCGCCGGCGCCAAGGTATGCAACGGCATGCTGCTCGACGATTTCGACATCGCTGGCATGCGCGAAACGATCGCCTGGATGCGCGCCGCAATCGCAGAAATCACGCCGAACGAGTGGTCGGAGATCTGCGACGAGGAACTGGTGATCGACGCCATGGCCGCACAGAAAGCGGCCTGATGAAAACAAAAATACCGCAAGAAGTCATAAAGGCGTATCTGGATTACGACCCATTAACAGGTTTTTTCAAGTGGAAGTTTAGTCGCCGTGGGCGTGCTAAAGCTGGAACGATCGCTGGAACGGTAAGTAAGGAAGATGCATACGTGCGGATAGGTTTGTTGGGCCAAGTCTACATGGCGCATGTCCTGGCTTGGGTTTATGTCACTGGCGACTACCCCATTGCTTGGATTGATCACAAGGATAGCAATGGCCAGAATAATGTTTTCCTGAACTTGAGGGAGTCGAATAAATCGGAAAATGCCCAAAACGTTCGTACAGCGGTGAGTGGGAGTGTGTCTGGATTTTTAGGCGTCAGCTTGCATAAAAAGACGGGACTATGGCGCGCTCGCATCACGATAAACCAAGTGGAAAAAACAATAGGGTATTTCAAAACACCGGAATTGGCGCACTCGGCTTACTTAGCTGAAAAGAAAATTCTTCATCCTTTCGGCGAGATCGCAAAATGAGCTGGGCATATCGCTGTATGAAGTGTCGTGGTCGGAATACGCTGAAACAGAAGTTGGATTGGTATATCAGGGTGCCGAAATGTCGCCACTGTAAACACGCGTCTTTTTATCTAGACAAGAGCCGGCAATACCGAGATGACATATGCGATTGCAGCGGATATCACTTTAAACACCGCATCAAGAGCAAGTTTTGCGAGCATCACCCTGATTACCAGTTCAACGTGCGCACGCTGCGCTACAAGGAATGCCCCGAGGAAGTGCGTCTGGACATGGCATACAACACCGCGTGGCAGCCGCCAACTAAAGTTTTACCATTTTAGGAGTTCAACCATGGCAAAAAAAGGCCAAGAAAACAAACAAATCGTTCTTGACGCGTTGCCGGGCACGGTGCGCGATGTGATGCTGATCACCGGCTTGAAGATCGCATGCGTGTCCCACTGGATCAAGCTTTTGCGTGAAGGTGATGCCACCCATATATCGGAATGGATCCCGACAGCAGGGCGCTATCGTGCGTACTACGTCGCCGGGGCCGGTGAAAACGTACCAGAGCCCAAACAGAAATCATCAGGTGAATACACGCGCCGCTGCCGCGCCGCTGCCATTGAATTTAATAAGCCGTTCGTAGCCGCCAAACGTCTTAGCTTAAAAAGAGCAAACAAGACGATCGAGAGCGGCAAGGACCAGGTTATCGGCGACCTGATGGCCGGACTATTCGCAAAGCGCATCAAGCGCCAGCGCTCGGCAATGAAGGGCGGTGCGTGATGACTACCCGTACCGTTGATCGTAACGAAGATATGAGCGCACGAGGACGGCTGCGCCTAATTCAGCAAGAAGACGGCGATATTATTGTGGCCGTTCAGCCAGAAGAAAACGGCTTGATCATGGGCGGTTCGGCTGTCGAGTTCTGCTCACCAGTCGCTGGCGGTGGCCGGAGCCCGCACACGTTGGCGGCACTGCGCGCTCTAATGGATGCGATGGAGAAGGACAACGCAGATAGACCAACTGCAGGCGGTCAGACATGAGCGCCGCACCTATCGAGCGCATGAAAAAGATTCTTGCGCTGGCGCGCCGCGGCGTCGACGGAGAGAAGGCGACAGCCGAAGCGATGCTGGCGCGACTAATGCATAAATACCGCCTGACCATCGCCGACCTGGAAGACCCGGCAGCAGAGCGCACCAAGCACTGGTTCAAATGCCGCAACAAGCGCGAACGCGCCCTACTTTCTCAAATAACAGCGTTCGTACTGCAGTCCCGCGAGTTCGATATCTGGTCCGCAAAAACTCTACCGGGCGAGCGCGCCGTATCACTTACGCCGCTTGAATTTGCCGAGGTTGATGTGCGGTATGAAGCGTACAAGGTGGCATTAAAAGCCGAGCTACAGAAAGCTGAAGCGCGAATTTATTCAGCCTTTATTCAGGCGAACAACCTTGGCCTATCGCCGCTTGAAGATGCGGATCATCCATCGCCGCCGATGGATCCTGAAGATCTGTTTGCAATCATGGCCCTGATGGGCGGTATGAAGCCGGTCCAGGTTTATCGGCAAATCGAGGATGGTGCAGCATGAAGCCCGCATGCGCGATCTGCGGTCGCCTGACCGTGCCGGCGGCCTACATCGGCGCCGAGCCAATCGGCCCGACCTGCGCACGCCTTGCTGGGCTGCTGAAAAAGCAAGGCGGGCGTGTACGGCTGGCGCAAGATCCGAACGGTCAAATCGATTTCACTTTCACGCCGCCGGCGGGCCCACCACCACCGCCACCACCAACCCAGCTTGATCTGTTCACAAACGAGGATGCGCCCCATGGATAATTTGGACCTGATTGTCGGGCTGCTGAAATTTTATGCCGCCTATGGTGCGGGCTACATGCTAGCGCAACTGGTGCGGCAAGTGGCCTATCTGGCAGCCGACCCCGATGCAGCCATGGCTGGGCATGTTGGAACGCCTGTCGGGATGTTCTGCAGCGCGCTGTCACTGCTGCTGGCCATCCTGGTGATGATTGCGCTGTGGCCGGTGTACATGCGGCGCGCGTGGAGGGGTCGACCATGAAATGCCCACTTTGCGAAAAACGCCTGTACTGCACTGATACCCGCGAGGCACAGCACGAACGAGCAATGAAGCGCCGCTATTCCTGCACTTGCGGAGCGCGCCTGATCACAAAAGAATGCATCGTATCGGTGAAAAAGCAGGAGGCGCAAAATCCTGATCAAGAGCCTGAGCGTGCGACATGAAGCGATCGGGAGCAATGAAGCGCACGCCGATGCCCCGGGGCACCAGCACCCTGCAGGCTAAAAAACCGATGTCCCGCGGCACTGCCGTCCTCGCAAACAAGAGGACGGACAAGAAGCCGGCGCCCAAGGCCACCATGAAGACGCGCCAGCGCGCAGTGACCGCCGCAGAACAGGCGCTGTGGTCGCGCATGGCGGCGCTGGGATGCGTGGCCTGTATGAAGGATGGCATTTTCAATAACCATGTGTCGATCCACCACATCGACGGGCGCACGAAGCCTGGTTGTCACCAGCTGGTGCTGCCGCTGTGCGCTCCGCACCACCAGCAAGACGACACCGACCCCATGGGCCGGATCAGCATTCACGGCCACCGCCGCCCGTTTGAGGCCCGCTACGGCACCGAACTGGAACTGCTGGCGCTGGTGCGCGCCGCACTACATATTTAATAGCCAATAAATAGTTGTGCGGTATTAAATTTGTTCGAATATAATAAGCCATCAAAACCAAGGAGCTACCCAATGCCCACCCCCCGCAACAACCCGAAGCCGGTCGACAAGAAGCTGGTCCGCGCCGAGGCCGCCGGCCAGGCCAAGCTGCATGAATACTGCCGCGCCAAGCACGGCAACCAGGCCGCGATCGTGCGCAAGACTGGCATCTACCCGGCCACACTGTCGCGCATGGCCAACGGCCTGATTCCTATCCCCCTGGAAGCGGCGATTTTGATCGCGGTGGCCACCGATGGCGCGCTGACCGCCGAGCAGCTGTGCCCGTCGAAGGCCGAACTGCTGGCGCAATTTGCTGCACTCAACAAACCAACGCCTGATGTAACGATGTAACGATGTCGTTACATAAAGATTGGAGTTAGTTTATGGAACGGATGCCATGGTTCAAGTGGTGGCGCGGCACGACGGCGGATCCGAAGTTCCGCATGATCGCCGAGGAAAACGCTGTTTCAGTGGCCGCTGTTGTCGGCCTGTGGGCGCACTTGCTGGAACACGCTTCCAAGGATGAAAACCGGGGATCGATCGCCGGCATCGACATGCACCTGACCGCCTACACGCTGATGATCAAGCCTGAAACGGTTGAAACGGTATGTAACGCTATGAAACGGGCGCGACTTGTTACAGAAACGGGTGAGATCACAAAATGGGTCGAAAGGCAGGCAAAACGCGAAAATCAGGAGCCATCCGGTGCCAGCACCAAGCGCGTTCAAGCGATGCGTGAGCGTAAGAAAGCGTTAGAGAACAATGACTTGGGCGATACGTGCGAATCTTCAGGTGATGAAACGCTTGTAACGGATGAAACGACATGTAACGACGCGGAACGACCTAAGAGGAAGAAGAAGAAGGAGAGTAAGACAGAACCTAAAAACCTTTCATCACCTGACGGCGATGGAACGTTCGATCGATTCTGGAATGCCTACCCTCGCAAAGTCGGCAAGGTCGACGCTCGCAAGGCATGGGACAAGGCGAATCTGGACGCCACGCTGGTCGACACGATCCTGCTGGCGATCGAAGCGCAAAAGGATGGCGGCGACTGGCGCGAGGGCGACGGCAAGTACATCCCGCACCCAGCCAGCTGGATCCGTGGTGGCCGCTGGCTGGATGAGGTCAGGCCGTACGTGGAGCAGGCACCGAAGCTTGGCGCATGGTGGGCCACCAAGGACAGCATGACAAAGATGGGGCTAAGCCTGAATCCACCACTGACGCCGCTGCCCGGCGAATACCCGAAAGACTTCCAGGCGCGGATCAATGCGGCCCTGGATCCGGAGAATAAACCGGAGCGGCGCGAACCTGCCGTGTACGTCCCGCCCCAGCCGACCGGCGGCGAAAAAGTTTTATCACTGGAACAGCGCCAGGCGCGGCTGGAAGAAATGAAAGCAACTTTAAAGGCAGGTAAGCAGACATGAGCGAACACAACATCATTTCGGTATCGGGCGGCAAGGATTCGACAGCGCTGCTGCTGCTGGCGATCGAGCGCCAGCCGGACAACCTGTCCGCCGTGTTTGCCGACACCGGCAACGAGCATGCGCAGACCTATGAATATATCAAGTATCTGAACGACAACGTTTTTCCGATCCGCGTCATCAAGGCCGATTTCACGCGCCAGCTGGCCGGCAAGGCGCAGTTCGTGGCGACCAAGTGGCGCGAGCAAGGCATCGCCGAGGAAAAGGTATTGCGCGCGCTGGCAATCCTGAAGCCGACCGGCGTGCCGTTCCTGGATCTGTGCATATGGAAAGGGCGTTTCCCATCGACCAAGGCCCGGTTCTGCAGCGAGGAACTGAAACGCAATCCGATCGTCGATCAGGTACAAAACCCGCTGCTGGAAGCCGGCCATGACGTGATCAGCTGGCAAGGCGTGCGCGCCGACGAGTCGATCAACCGGCGCGACCTGCCGGAAAACGAATGCAAGGTGTTCGATGCGGCCACCGGCGCCGAACTGTGGAACTTCCGTCCGATACTGAAATGGAACGTCGAAGAAGTGTTTGCCATGCACCGCAAGCATGGCGTTAAACCGAACCCGTTGTATAGCCAGGGAATGGGCCGCGTGGGCTGTATGCCGTGCATCCATGCCAAGAAAGACGAGTTGCTGGAAATCGGGCGCCGCTTTCCGGAGGAAGTCGCCCGCATCGCCGAGTGGGAACGCCTGGTTGGCGAGGCCAGCAAGCGCGACATGTCGACGTTCTTCGCCGCCGACAAGACGCCCGGCAGCCACACCAGTGATTTCGATCTCGCCATGCCTGGGATCTACCAGGTCATCGAGTGGTCGAAGACGGGTCGCGGCGGTCGGCAATACGATTTTCTGAAGATGGAAAACGAAGGCCCGTTATGCACATCGATTTACGGCCTGTGCGAGTAAAGCAGTTCACCCAAAACCAAAACTTAGGATAAAAACATCATGTGGTTAAAAAACCTACAGGTCTACCGCCTCCCCGCCCCATGGGCCTACACGCCCGAGCAGCTGGAAGCCGCGCTGGCGCCGCAATCGTTCGTGCCGCCCACCAGCGCCGAGTTGATGCGCGCCGGCTGGGAATCGCCGCGCGACAACGGGGCCCTGGTCCATGTCGTGAACAAGCAGATGCTGATCAAGCTGTCGACCGAGAAGAAGTTGTTGCCGGCCAGCGTGATCACTGCGGTGGCCAAGGCCAAGGCCGCCGAAATGGAAGAAGCACAGGGCTTTGCGCCGGGCCGCAAGGCAATGAAGGAACTGAAAGAGCAGGTCGCCGACGAGTTGCTGCCGCGCGCGTTCCCGATCCGCACCGCCACCTGGTGCTGGATCGATCCGGTCAACGGGTGGCTGGTGGTGGACTCGGCCAGCGCCAGCCGGGCCGACGACGTGATCAAGCTGCTGCTCAAGGCCGTCGACCGCATGCCGCTGGAAAGCCTGCGCGTTCAGCGCTCGCCGGTGGGCATGATGACCACTTGGCTGGAAACCGACGAAGCGCCGGCAGGCTTTACGATCGACCAGGACACCGAACTGCGCGCCACCGGCGAGAGCCGGGCAGCGGTGCGCTACGTGCGCCATACGCTCGAGGTCGACGATATCCGCCGCCATATCGCCGCCGGCAAGCAATGCACCCGCCTGGCCATGACGTGGAGCGACAAAATCAGCTTCGTGCTGGACGAGTCGCTGACGATCAAGGGCGTCAAGCCGCTGGACGTGATCAAGGAAAACGACTTCAGCACGCGCAACGAGGAAGAACGTTTTGATAACGACATGATGCTGATGACCGGCGAACTGGCGCTGATGCTGGCCGATCTGGTGCTGGCGCTTGGCGGCGAAGCCAGCGACCTGGCATCGCCTGCCGGGCCGCTGGTGGCTGCACAGTCGAAGGTCGAACGCGCAGTCGGGCTTACCGCCGAACTGTACAAGGTGCGCGCCTTGCATCGTGATGTGCTGAATGAAATGTACTTCGAAACGGTTCAGCCGGTGATCGATGCCGTGCGCGAGCATATGCGGTCGACTGGCGACGGTGCAATCGCTGCCGCGCTGGCGCTGAACAAGGCACTTCCCGCTGGATCGTCAGCCGGCCAGATGTTCCTGGTCGCAGCGGTGGAAATCATGGAGCCGACTAAATCCGCAGGGTTCAAGACGGTGCTGGAACTACCAGGCGCCATCGACGGAAGCGACCCGCTGTACGCCAAAGCTGTCGAAGTGGTGCGCGCCAACCAGCGGGCATCGATCTCGCTGGTGCAGCGGCACCTGACGATCGGCTACAACCGGGCCGCGCGACTGCTCGAGGCGATGGAAAAAATGGGCGTGGTGTCCGCCATGACGTCGAATGGCAACCGTGAAATCTTGAAGCCGGCGGCGTAATGGTCACCGGCGCCCGCGGCGGCAACACTTGCGCCAGCTGTGAAAAGTTCGACCTGGCCGCCAGTGTCGGCGCCGGCGGGCGCGCGACCTGCACGATTTTTGAAAAGCCCGCTGAATGGAGCGACCGGGCATGCGTGCTGCACGACGCGGCCAAGGATGTGCGCCAGCGCAAAACGCTGGTGCTGCAGTTGATGGAATCCGAAAAACTTACCAAGGAAGCGAAAGATGGACAAGAACGCACAAACCAAGCCTGAATACCAGCTGCTGCAACTCGACGACAAGCTGATGAATGCGCCTGTCGAACTGAAAATGAAGGTGCAGTTGATGCTGCTGAGCGGAAAGTCGGCCAATCTGGAATTTTTCCTGCCGCCGGGGCAAATCCCGACGCGCGCACATCTTCTCGAGATTCTTGATTCCTGCCGCAAGCCGGGCGGGTTGGATCACGCGAATATCCCGCTGGGCTCGCGCCTGATGAACAAGGCCGAATTCGTCGCCCACATCACCAAAAGGGAAACCGGGATGGAAATCCCGCTGCAGGGCGATCGCGCGTTTGCGCCGTCGACGGTCGAGATCCCGCGCCCAATGCTGATGCACGCCATCCACGGCCAGGGCGAGCCGGCGCGCAACGACGTGGCCACCCGCTACCTGGAAGCCGAGGCGGCGGCGATCGACAACGGCGGTTGCTGGAACTGGCATCAGCATGAGCTGGATAAGCTGGACGACAACGAATTGATGAATCTGTATCGGGAGATCACCTATGGATAAGCTGCCAAGCTACACGCTGCACAAGGTGGTGCAGGCCGCGCGCATCACGGCGGTGGGCGCCATCCCCGAAGATGGAAACCGGCTGGTGCGGATCGTGCTGGCACTGCCGGGCGGCGTGGCCAAGGAAATTACGGTAGTGGCGGACTTCATCCAGCGCCATAATCCGCAGGTCGGCGGCTACATGGTCAGCGAGCATGGCATTTTCACCTACTGCCCGGCGGCGGTGTTCGAAGTGAGCGCGAGCGCCGGCGACGAGATCCTGCTACTGGAAACGCGGCTGCAGGCCCGCACCAGGGAGGTTGACGAATACCGGCTGCGGATCGGCCAACTGGAAGAAGCACTGCGCCAGTCAGGATTGAAACCATAAAGGGGAACAAGATGCATAAGAGCGACCAGGAAAAGGCCGAGATCATCAACTTGGAGATCAAGGAACTGCGCCTGCAGCTGGCAGCCGCGCAAACGGCGCGCGCCGGCTATCAAGGCGAGCTCGAGCGCGCCACACGCACGCTGGAGCATGCCGGATATACCGACACGGGCGGCACGATGTGGCAGCCACCGCTGGGCGCCGCCTGGGCCAGTGACACTGAAGGGCTGCTGATGAACAAGATGTGGAACCTGATCCACGAAGCCGCGCGCAAGGGCTTTGTGTTGACGATCGATCTGGTGCCGCTTAAGCCGTTGGCTATGGGCCACTACAACATGCGGCCAGACGTGCGGCCCGCCCGAGTGCGCGCCGAGCCGATCGACCGCAACCCGAAACCGGATCCAGAACCGTTTGTCATGGTGCTACACCCGGATACCAGGGAAGTCGAAGCGCTTTTCAACGGCGTCGACATCGACAAGGCGCACAACGTCGAACAGGTGCACCTGAGGCGCGAGGACGGCACGCTATCGGGAATGGTGATCACCAAGCGCACGGAAGGCGATCATGGCTAAGGGCGGCGGCGCAGTCAGATGGACGCCCGAGCAGCTGGCCGCCTACAAGACGCGCCGCGGCAAGCCGCTCGACATGGCGATCGTCAGGCCCGGCGATCAGCTGAAAAACCGCGACGGCCTGGTGCAGACCGTACCAGGAACGCCGGCGGCGCCGGTCCCGAGCACGATGGATCAGTTCTACGCGCTCGGACGGTTGGCCAAGGGCAAGATGAACAAGACCGAGGCGGCGTATGCTCAGATCCTGGCCGCCCGGAAGCACGACGGCACGATACTGGATTGGAAATTCCATGCAATTCGTGTAAGACTTGCCGATAATACATTTTATGAGCCCGACTTTCTGGTGCTGAGCGCCAGCGGGCAGATCGAGATCCACGAAACCAAGGGAAGCTTTACGACGCAGGCCGGTCAAACGAAAGTTAAGCTGTGCGCCGAGGTCTTGCCCTGGTTCCGCGTGTTCAAGTGCAGCCGGCAGAAGAACGGCGAATGGATCATTCACGAGTTCAACAAGTAAAGGATGCGAGAAATGCAAGTAAAACCCGAGGAACTGACCCCGATTCTGGTGGCGCACGGCATTGGCGTCGACGTGAACGAGGGGAAGACCACCAGCCGCGTGCGGCTCGACAAGCTGGGCAATGCGATCGGCTACATGCTCGACAACGAAGTGCATGGCCACGGCATGGTCAAGGACATGGCGCTGCTGATCGCCAGGATGGCGCACCGCCTGCGCGAAACCGACGACGGGCTGGCCATCAAGGCGATGGCGTACCTGGTGCGGCGTGACCTGGTAACGTCCGAACAGGTCGAAACGATAGCGCGGGATGCTATAACGGGCGAATGCAGGTCCGAAAGCGAGCCGCGGGAGCGCCGAAGCAAGGGTTTGCGCATCCCGGAACTGGCAAACATGACAACTGAGCAATTCAATCGCCAGCTGGATAGCACGACCAGGAAGGCGCCGCGATGAGTTCGATTATCATTCTGCGCGAGCGCGTGCGCATGTTCAACGCCATGCTGAACGACTCCATGACGATCGGCACCGGCATCCTGCAGGACGGCAAACGCATCGATCCGCGCCAGATCTACAAGGACCAGGGCCCGGAACGCAAGTGCCTGTGCTGCGGCTTGCCAGAAAGCCAGGTACGCCATGACTAACCTGGTAGTGACCGACATCGACGTGCTGGTGCTGATCGTCATACTGCTGGCCGCGTTCGTCACCTACGTGGTGATGACGATGCAGGACCAGATCCAGCGCCAGTGGACGATCGTTCGCGCCACCAAGCAGCGCGCAGAGCATCAGGAAGCCATTCTGCGCACGCTGCAGGCCGAGATCAACGAAATGAAGGCAGGACGCCGCAACCTGGGCCGGCGCCACCTGGACAAGCCGCAGCCCGTACCCAAGGAGAACGACGATGGAGAGTAACGACGCCCTGATGTGGGCAATACTGGCAATGAGCGCGAGCAGCGCAGGGTAACAGAGGCACGCTGGCAGGAGACAATGCGCCGCCTGAAGGCCGACGCCCCGCCCGATTTCAACCCGGACTAACAATTCTTCGGCACGGTCCCGAGCCAACACCACGGCTCGCGCCGCGCAACGCCGTTTTCCGCTAACAAAAGAAAGAAATTTTTCCTGACCACCGAATAAGTGCAATATCGACAGGTGCAACGCCTGATCGAACCCCGAGTGATGAAAAAGCAAAGTTTTCATCTTTCTTGCATCTGATGCAAATAATTTCCCCGCCACGCAAAGGCTCGATCGCCAGCCTTCGACCCGAATGATGGCTGTTTGACTACGCCAAAGTTTGTTATAAATTCCTAACGATTGTGCTTGCATGTTGTAGCATGATGCTCTAATATCTCACTCATACCAACCCGCAACACTCTATTTAAGGAACCCGCACCATGAAGAAGCCAGCCGCCCCTGCACTCCCGAAAGTCAAAGTTGTTCTGTTCGCCGATGGCAATGCGCTGGTCGAGGATAAGCCTGCCGACGCACGTTGCCTGACGAAATCGCTGTCACACGCCGAGGCGCACCGCATCGCAGGCATCTACAACACCCCGGAAACGCACTTGGAAGGCTTGGAACTGGTCAAGGCGAACGCAATCGTGCGCGCCAAGGTTGCCACGAAAACCCACGCTGAAAAGCTCGCCGAAATGCGCGCCGCCGCCATCCAAGCAATGGCCGATCACAATCACGACATGAAAACGGATCCAGCCTACCGCGCCGCTGTCAAGAAAGAAGCCAAGGCGACCAAGGGCGATCTGGCCAACGAAATGGTGTTGTCGACCAAAGTGTCGAAAACGACAACACTCGCCGAAATGGAGGCCGCCGACCCGATGGTTTTTGCGCAACCGGCTCAGCCAAGCAAGTTGGATACGTTTTTGAACGAGTGCCATCAAGTTTGCTTTGGCAAGGTTGCAGAAATCACCGGACTGCGCAAACGGTCGGAAGAAACGGGGCTGTCGCTGAAATCCATGCGGCTTGTGGCCGACGCCGCATCGGTCAAGATCGTCAAGGACGGCAAAGAACTGAAGGTTGTCCCACTGATTTAACCCGCACCGATCCAGCAGCACGCAGGCCGCCCACGAGGCGGCTTTGTCGGTGCAACACCCCGAACCATTCCATTTAAGGACCAGCATCATGACCCAAGCCACCGTAAAAACCACCACCACGCATGACCGCATGGCGCTGGTGACCACGTTCGCCAATGGCGACCAATTCAAGTTTTCGATAACGCGCAGTGGCGAAAGTATTCGGTTCGCGCAGTTCCCCAAGAACCCACCAATCACCAAGGCGGACATGAAGGCGCTGCAGAAAATGACGGATTTTCGCAAGGATGAATCGAACCTGCAGCGCTTCGAACGCATCGTCGCTATCTGCAAAAGCGCGGTCGACATGGCGGATCTGGTTTCGAAGGCTGCAGCATGAACATGACCCACAACCCGACCGTTATCCAGCGCGTGCGTGCGCTGGTCGCTGGTGGCTTTATCGCTGGACAGAACGGCATGCTGTCGTCGACCGGCATGCATCAGGAGTTCATCGACGCGGTTTGCGAGGAACAGCAGGACTTCATTCGCCTGTATGGGCATCCCGAGCGCTCGCACACTGGCAACGTGTTTGGCCCGGTGTTTTCCATGTTCTGCGGGATGTGAGCCATGGAATATTACCGCCCGCTGGCCGACGTCGCCGTGCTGTTCCTGCCGCTCCTGATGGCATGGCTGTTGAAAAACCACTTTGTAAGCACTGACGAAAGCTCGACCGAATGATTATGAAAATAACCATCTACACCGTAATTTGCATCGCCGGCCTTGTTGCCGGCATTTTCTATTCTGCTTCGCAGGCTGCAGCTGGTCCCGAGGCGGATTACTTCAAGCGCGTTGCCACCACAAGGAAATCATGAACCCTACTCAGACAAAACCAGACGCCGACAGCGTAGCCTTACGCGCTGCCACGACCATTATGGAAATCGTCAGCAAGCCGCTGGCGGGCAAGGACGTGCAACGCAAGTCGCTTGTGCAGCTGGCCGTGCTTGATGCCCTGCGCGAACTGATGGTAGCCAGTTCGACCGACATCATGATCACGCCGGGCCTGGTTCAGCTGCTACAGGAGCGCGACGGAGCGCAATTCGCCGCTGATCAGCACCTTGCTACCGTCACCGCGCAAGCCGCCCAGATCAAGGATATGGCCGCCTGCATCGCCAAGCAGCAAGCGAGCCTGGTTGCCGCGAAGAAGATGGAATTGGATGCGCTGGCAGTGAGCGGCCAAGAGGCGACCATTGACACACCACGGTTCCAAGAACTGGCGCGACGACTGCGCACTACTATGGATGATGTTTTCGAAATCGAATTGGCGGGAATGGTCGCTTTTATCAATTACTGGGCAAAGGGCGAGCGTGTGCGCGCATTTGGAAGCGGAATAAAGGCGTGTATCGACAGCCGCCCCCGTACTGAGGACGACCAATCCGCCGCGCCTGCGCCCATCCAGAGCGCCGAATTGGCCGAACTGCGCAAGCTGGCAGAGGCGGCGACGCCAGGACCGTGGGCACAGAAGAATAAGAAAATCCCATACGTTTGGGGGACTGACAATGAGCGCGGCTACCAAATTCACAGCATGCCAATCGGTGATGCCGCTGCCGACTTCCACCCCGATACACGCGCAACGTGGCTAAAGGATGCTGCATACATCGCCGCTGCCAACCCTGCCGTGATCCTGCGCTTGCTCGCCGCCCCCGCATCCCCTGCCGCAGCCCCTAAGCAGGCCAGCAGCGAGCCGCGACCATCCGACGATGAACTGTGGGATGCCACGCTGCGCGACCGCGACACCTATCACGAATGGGCTGACAAGCTGGCCGAGCAGATCGCCGCCATCACGACCACCGATATCGGGGAGCATTCGAACATGAATTGCCCATGGCAAAACGCTCTTGATGCGTGCGACGAGTATTGGAAGTTGGGAGCAAATGCCGTCCAGCAAGAGCAGGCCAAGCCGACCGACTTGCAGGCGCTGACAGATGCGGAGATTTCGACCAAGCAGGGGAAGCTGTTGGCTCTTGCCGACCGCATTGACCATGAAAAACTGTGGCGCTTGGCTGGAATGGATCACGACAAGCTGACAGAAGAACAGAAAGATCGCATGAACGCCGGCGTGGCGCTGCGCCGCTACGCTGACATCTGGACGCCTGGTCATTGGGTCGTTGTCCCGCCCACAGGTGGCATCCAGTTCGGCGCTAGCACATTGGAAAAGGCCGTGGAAATGACGAAACGCCACCACGCCCGCCACCTTGGCGCTACTCCAGCGCAGGAAGGCTGAGCCATGCAATACCTGTTGACACAAGAGGAATACGAGGGGTTGCGCGCAAAGGCCGCACGCGGGCAGAAATTACCAAGCACCGCCGATCTGCAAACGCTGTGCACAAAGATCGCCAATGAAATGCCGGTCGTTTTCAAGTGGAGTCCAGAAATGCAACCGCGCCCATGGGGCTGCATCCTGAACAAGCGCGGCGACCGCACCCCAAGTTATTGCGATGAATGCCCCGTGAAATCCATCTGCCCGAACTCAAATAAAAATTGGAGCAAGTAATGACCCAATCTACCACCCCACCCGATACCGTGACAGTTTTGCGGGAAGCCGTTCAAAAGGCAATCATCGCTATTGACGAAGGATGTCCCGGCAGTGCCAATATCCACCTGTATAAAGCCCTCGCCGCCACCGAGCGCGCAGCTATTCAACCTGCTGGCGATGCCTTGCCGGAGGGCTGGAAGCCGCCGTTCCGAGTTAACACGGACAAGCATGAAGTTGTGTCGATCATAGACGCAGATAATTGGGTGTTGCCGTTCGAGCTGAACACGCACACTCAACGCGCGCTGGACGACGCTGAAGGTCTTGCGGAAGAATTGCGCGCTGCCCAAGCGCTAGCCGGCTTCATGGCGGATTCGATGAATGCCGCCACCGCCCCGCCAGTCTGCACACCTGTACAAGCTGCGCCCGATAGCTGGAAGATGACCGTTGAGAACACTATCGCCTACGTGGATAACGGCATGTGGGACCACAAAACGGCGATCAAGAAACTGAGGCGTTGCGTAGATGACGACGCCCCGGCTGTGCAAGCTGCGCCAGTGGGTATGCCCGACATGAGCGACGACATGCTAACCCCTAGCCAGATGACGCGCCATGTTCGCGAGCGGAAGCAGGAATTGTGCGATCACGACTATACGCACCTCGCTAGCTTTGGAGGCGATATCTGCGCCAACTGCGGCAAGATCAAACCGCCACCGTCTGCCCCCGAGGTCAAACAGGATGCGAGCGCGCTGCCGCCGCTAGATGGTTGCAAGATGTGCCTGGGTGCAAAGGGAGGCGTTCCGGGCAATGAAAATATCATCGGCGGCGTAGTCGTGTGTGACTACTGCACATCGAAACTGATGGACATGAAGGCGGCAGGGTGGTTTTCCGTACCCGAAGTCAAACAGGGCGCATTGCCACCACTGCCGAACAACTTCCATGTACTGCTACCACATCGACTTGTAGTCTACACCGCCGACCAAATGACCGCCTACGTGCTGGCCGACCGTGCAGCCCGTCAGCCGAGCGCTGTTGATCTGCTTGCTGCCGTGTTTGACGCATGGGAGAACGGCGACGACTGCTACGAGGAAGGCGATGTGGACGGCAGTTATATGGGCAAAGCATTCCGGCTCGATGATGATGTATATGCCCAATGCTGCGACCTGCTGAACCGCGCCAACCCGCCGCGCAATGCTTCTGCGTACAGCGACCACGACGCCCGCGTATTGAAATTGGCACTGGAGAATCTGCTGTCGAATTCCATGCCAATGCCAATGATGAGCGCAAAGGAATTTAATGCTGCTGCGGTTGCTCATCGTGAGGCGACCGCCAAAGCACGCGCCGCACTCGACGCTCTTGCCGCTCGCTCGCCAGTTGCAGCGCCGTCCGACGAGTACGCTGGCATCCGGTTGCGCGCGGTGGCAAAAATAGTCGGCCTGCCCGATGGCGCGTTCTCTGATGACGACAAAGCGGTTGACGATTGCCGCTTTTCGATTCTCGGAATGATAGCCGGACAGTTGCGCAAGTCTGCCGTCCGCCAGCCAGTTGCAGCGCCCACCGAAGCGCCCGATAGCGCGAGGGAATTGCCGAAGCCATGGCACACCTATGCTGCCAGCACGATTAAACAGCAGGAGCCGCGCAATGTACGCGAAAGCGCGATGTGTGCCGAGATTGCCGCCCTGCGCAACCTCGCCGCTGTACCGGATAGCGCCGAGCCGAGCGCGGACCGGATGCGGACGTTCATCCTCACCCAATGCATTCACAACCTGGTTGTGGCCGACCAGTCCGCGTGGATCGAATGGAAACACGGCAAAGGCGCCGAAGCCGCGATGGAGTGGATCGAGAACGGATTGCGCGGCCCCGGCCACATCCCGAAATACAACGGCGAAACCGCGCAAGAGTACTTCAACGTCAACGTTGACGAGCGCATGGACCCGCCTCTTGCCACCAGTAGCGCAGCGAAGGGAGAGGCGTAATGCGCGCGCTTTCCATTCGCCAGCCGTGGGCCTGGTTGATCGTCAACGGGCACAAGGATATTGAGAACCGCGTCTGGTCCACACGCTACCAGGGGCCGCTGCTGATCCACGCTAGCAAGGGCATGACGAACGATGAATACGAGGATGTGGAGGAATTGCTTTGGATGGACCCGCGCATTCGTGAGCAGAAAATCACGTTACCAGACCGCAAGATTATCGATCGTGGCGGCGTGGTCGGCAGTGCCAACGTCAACAGCTGCATGAGTACATCGGATTCGCCATGGTTCTTCGGGCCTTATGGGTTTGTGTTGTCCGACCAGCGCGCATTCCCGATGATCCCATTCAAGGGGCAGCTTGGCTTTTTCGATGTGCCTGACACCCTGTTGGAAAACATGACAAAGGAACCAACATGAACAATCCCGCACCAACAAGCGCCGAGCTTCTGCCTTGCCCGATGTGCGGCAGCGGTCAGATCGGCGGCGTCCATGACCACGTTTATTGCGACGCATGCGGCCTGACCATCACCAAGCCTAGGCCGCTCGCAAACGCAATTGCTGCCTGGAACCGGCGTGCAGCAATGCAAACCGCCGAGTCGGTGGGCCCACTGGTCGGCTGCGGAGACGGCAACACGCGCATTGTGCTGGGCGCGCCAGTTATCCGGAAATCCCGGAACGCTGGTTCTAATTCCCCCGAATTCGAGGGAATTGCCGCCCCGGATCGCGCACCGACATTGGATAGCCTGGGTAAATCGACCGAAGTTAGCCAAGATTTTAGCCAATGGGATCGCGCACCGAGCATTGCCCCTAATCCGATCCCAAACCGCACGCTCACGTTAGAGCAATGCGACGAGTTCCGGCGCCACCCCGGCACGTTCAACGAAATGGTGCAGGCGATCTACAGTGCAGGCTATAACGGCGTCTACGGGATGTTGCAGGAAGCGCAGGCCGAGTGCTGGAAGCGCGGCGTACGCATCCAAGAACTGACGGACAAATCCAGCGCACCGAGCATTGACAGCGCGGCAGATGCGAAGGACGCGGTTGACATAGGCGACGGCTACAAGCTGAATAAGGATGGTGTCGTGTTCGACCCCGATGGAAAGCACCTGATCCCATATTCCCGCAGCAAAGGATATCTTTGCGTCTCAATGTGGCAAAGCGGGAAGCGCCGGGATGCATATGTGCACAGGCTCATGGCAGAGACGTTCTGCACAAAGCATTCGGATGAGCAAACCCAGGTGAATCACCGCGACGGCGACCGGACGAATAACCGGCTGTCGAACCTCGAATGGTGCACACCGGGCGAGAACAGCATGCATGCTGCGCGTGTTCTGTTCGCTCAGAAAACACGGGCAGTGATCGGCACTCGTCTTAGCGATGGTGTGGAAACCCGTTTCGGATCGCTGGCAGAGGCAACTGAACATGGCTTCATTCACGCCAATATCCAGAAGGTGATAGCAGGCCAAAGACGCAGCCACGCCGGTTACACGTGGCGCGACGAGGCTATCGCTGCATTGCAGCCAGAGGGGAGCAACCATGGCCAGTGAAGCAGGCAAGGGCGACGGCGCCCGCCCGATGGCGATCTCGCGCAAGGCGTTCCGTGACAACTATGACCTGGCGTTCGGCAAGCTGGCGCACCCGGAGGCATGCGGCGATTGCAAGGGCACCGGCAAGATCAGCAACAGGCCGTGCCCGGTCTGCGCCCCGACCGACGACGGGCCCGGCCAACCAGGGGAGGCGATCAATGTCAGGTAGACCATCCGTCAACATGATCAGGGCGATGCACCTGGTACTGGCCGGCGTTTCGCCGCACCAGGCCGCGCTGCGCGAGCAGATCGCCGTATCAACTATGTATCGCAGCAGTCTTTACAAGCTGTGGCGCCAGGGCACGGTCGAAGCGCGATCGCAGCTGAAACAGCAGCTGATTACCGATAATCCGGTAAAACGGACAAAGAAACTCGCATAAAGGTTGCGCAAAGTCATTAAAATGCCCACACGCATTATTGAACGTTGACAATAAACAGGGATCAACCTACAGTGCGTATATTCCTCGCGGAAACAAAGTTAGCTCGGGAAACCGAGCTTTTTTTGTATCTTCGCCACCCTTGTCGACCACTTAACCGACCATCTTATGCAAACACTTTCCCCGACCGAAACAAAACGAGCGGCGATCGATGCCAACGATGTGCGGTTTCAGACCGGCGTCAATGCCTCATTTCACGAGGGCGAGCAGCGCATGCGGTCGATGGAATTGGCGCTCGAGGCGAACACGAAAAAGACCAACGAGTTGTATGACAAGACCGCCGAAATGGTCGAGGTATTTACCGCGATGAAGGGCGGGTTCAAGGTGCTGGAATACCTGGCGACGATCGCAAAAGTGATCGCCGCTATTGGTGCTGCAGCGATTTTTATCGCAAAAATGGCCGGCTGGAACTGGCCAGGATCCAAGTAAAGGCGTATATGAACTTCCGAAACAAGACCCGTATGGTGCAATGGTTGCTACTTTCCTTGCTCGCCTATGCGATCGCCGCCGGCATGGCCGAGATGCTGGCGTACGGCGATTCCGGGCTGTGGCCGCGCGTGCAGACCATCCTGTGGAAGTGCGGGCACCTGAACCTGGCCGCCTACATCGGCTACTGGATCGACCGCAACAGCTTCGGCGATCGGATCGAGCCGCATAGCCACGTCACCAAGCACATGCGCCGCGCCGTCATCATGGTGGGCGCCATGATCGCTTTCGGGCTCGCGCTGTGATGACTTCCTATCAGCTGTTCGCCAGAAAGCTGTCGATCGGCCTGATGCTGGCCAGCTTCTTCTGCCTGGTGGCGCTACTGCTCGCAGTGCCGGTGCTGGCCGGGCCGGATCCGTCGACGCCGTACCGAGCAACCCTGATTCGTGAGGCGCAAGCCGTTCACGGCCCGGATGCCCCGGTCCCCATGTTCGCCGGCCAGATCGCACAGGAATCCAGCTGGCGCGCGAACGTGACGGCTTGGGACAATGGCCGCGGCTTGGCGCAGTTCATGGACGGCACCACCGCGCAGGTATCCGGACTGTTCCCCGAACTCGGTCCGCCGGCGCCGTACGATCCGCGCTGGTCGATGCGGGCCCTGGTCAGGTATGACGCCTGGATCTACAAGCGCGTGCAGGGTAAGGACGCATGCCAGCGCTGGGCGGCGGCGCTGAAGGGCTACAACGCCGGCCCCGGCTACGTGCGACAGGCGCAATCCAAGTCACCCGATCCCACCACCTGGTTCGGCGTGACCGAGTTCATCCCCACGCGCCAGTCGGCCACGAATTTCGAATACAGCCGAACGTATCCGCACAAGATATTGTTCAAACATCAACCGAAGTACAACACGATGGGCCGCGTCATGTGCCCGCAAGGAGTGCCAAAACCATGAAACACAAGATTATTTGCGTCGCCATTTTCTACGCCTGCCAGCAGATCGGACGCGACTACCGCGATCGGCAGACCATCAAGGCGTTCGCACCTGGACAGCCGACGCCATGACCACCCTGCAGGCAAGGCTGATTTCAGCGCTGGTCAGCATCTTGATGATGCTGGCCATTGGCTTTTATGGCTACCACCTGGGCGACAAGCACGCCACTGCAGCGGCGCTGGTGGCCGAGCAGGGCCGCACCGCGACCGCGCTGGCCAAGCTGGCGAAGGAAGACAAGGCAGTGCTGGACCAGGAGCGCGCCCTACGCGCCATCGACCGGCACAATTTCGACTATTTTATTCAAGGTGAAGCAGATGCAAAAATCGAAACGGCTCGCATTATTTCTGGTCTGCAGCGCGATGTTATCCGCCTGCGGATCCCCATCCGTCCGCGTGGTGACGCCGCAGCGCCTGAAGGTGGACCCGCTGCCGGCGCAGCTGGCGAAGAAGGACACGCCGAACTTACGGCAGACGCTTCTGAATTCCTGGTCATTCTCGCCGACCGCGGCGACGAAGGGATCCGCAAGCACGCCGCCGTAGTCGACGCCTACGAGCGATTGCGCACCGCCTGCACTACCGATCCCACGCCAGACTGACATGGGTAAGGCAGTAAAACCGGAAACCAAGCACGATGTCGGTTCGATGACGGACCGGCAGCGTGCTTTCGCGCGCGAATACACGCTTGATTTCAACGGCAAGAACGCCGCCATCCGGGCCGGCTACGCGCTCAAGAGTGCGGCCAACAACGCTACCCTTTGCCTGGAACACCCGCTGGTGCAGGCCGAGATCCAGCGCCTGATGCAGCGCATCGAGGAACGCAGCACCATCAGCGGCGCCCGCGTGCTTCAGGAGGCTTGGGGCATCGCCACCGCCGACGTCAACGATCTGGTGGAGTTTCGCCGGACCTGCTGCCGGCATTGCTATGGCGATCGCTTCGAACGCCAGCGCACCATGGCCGAGTTCAACAAGGCGCAGGCCGACTACCTGGTTAAGCGTACCAAGGCCATGAAGAAAGCCGACTTCGACCCGGACACGTACGAAGAATTCGACGAGCAGGGCGGCATCGGCTACGACGCCCGCAAGCCACCGAACCCCGACTGCATGGAGTGTTTCGGCGACGGCATCGGCTCGACCTACTTCAAGGACACCCGCAATCTGTCCCCAGCTGCTCGAGCGCTGTACGCCGGCGTCAAGCAGACCAAGGACGGGCACCAGATGCTACTGGTCGACAAGCTGGCCGCCATGGAAAAGCTGTTCAAGCACCTGGGGCTGTACAAGATCGACAACCAGCAGAAAACTGACGCGCTGGGCGACTTCCTGCAGGCAGTGCAAGACAAGGCTGGCAGGCTGCCGATCAAGCCGCAAGAGTCAAAGGGATGATGAATTTCAGAACATTTGGAGTGATACAATCACTACACTATCATTTAGTGGAGTGCGTGATGAAATTTATCGATCTGACTGGTCAGCGTTTCGGGATGCTTGTTTTTGTCGCGCGGGTCAAGGGACGAGCATGGAAGTTGCGCTGCGATTGCGGCAAAGAGCATGAGGCAGACGCCGGAAATGTGAAGGCTGGAAAAACCACCAGTTGCGGCTGCTTCAATAACCGGGTGAAGATTCCCGAGCAACACGGCATGACCGGGACGCCTGAATATACCGCCTGGCAAGCAATGATCACCCGCGCCACCAATCCCAATTTTATCGGGGCAAAAGACTATTCGGCTAGGGGGATTACCGTTTGCCATGCGTGGCGCCATTCGTTCACAGAATTTTACGCCGAAGTCGGGCCGCGCCCCACGCCGGCGCATAGCATCGACCGGATTAAAAACGACATTGGCTATGTTCCTGGTAACGTCAAGTGGTCGACCAAGACCGAGCAGGCGCAAAACAGACGCAGTAACAACATGCTGACCGTCGACGGCATTACCAAGCCAGTGATCGAGTGGGCCAGGGAAAAAGGTATTGGTCGTACAACGCTAGATGCGCGTGTTGCGCGCGGCATCACTGGCGCCGATCTATTCGCTCCACTGCGCCCATATGGCCGCAAGGGTGCTTGATGGCTATCGAAATCGACAAGCAACTGCTGGAAACTTACGGAGCTACCATTGAGCAGTTCTCTGACGCAAAATTCCGCATAAATACGCTCTATAGCATCACCGACGACGCCGGCAAGAAAATCCCGTTCCGCATGAACGAGGAACAGGAAGAACTGTTTGAAAACATGTGGTACTGGAATTGCATCCTGAAGGCCCGGCAGATGGGATTCTCAACGGCGATCGGCATTTTCGCGCTCGACCAGTGCCTATTCGTGCCGAACACCCGGGCTGGCATCATCGCGCAGACCGAAGACGACGTTCTCAAGCTGTTCAAAAACAAAATCCGCAAGGTCTACATGGACTTGCCGCAGGATCTGCGCGACCGCATCGGCCTGGAATCGATCAGCAAGACCGAGATCACTCTTGGAAACGGTTCGTCGCTGCAGGTCGGAATGTCGATGCGATCGGACACGCTGACGTTCCTGTGGGTATCCGAGTTCGGGAAGATTTGCGCCAAGGCGCCCGAGCGGGCCAAGGAAGTCGTGACCGGCGCATTCCCGGCGCTGGCGGTCGGCAACCCGCTGTTCGTCGAGTCGACCGCCGAAGGCCAGGGCGGTTATTTTTTCGACTACGTGAAAGAGGCGCAGGAGGCCCAGCGCACCGGGCAGCTGCTGTCCATGCGCGCCTTCAAGCTGCATTTCTTCGCCTGGTGGCAGAAAAAGACGAACCGGCTGGATCCGGACACTGTTGCCATCCCCGACAACATGGATCTGTACTTTGACAAGCTGGCCGCCGAGCGTGGCATCTACCTGGACCGCGAGCAGAAAGCCTGGTACGTCAACGAGAGCAAGACGCTCAAGGGCGACATGCACCGCGAGAACCCGTCCTATCCGGACGAGGCGTTCCAGGCGTCGCTGCAGGGCGCTTACTACGAGAAACAGATGCTGTGGCTGCGCGAGAACCGCCGGATCGGATCGATCCCATGGGACCCAGCGCTGCCGGTCAACACGTTTTGGGACTTCGGCGTATCGACCAACAACGAAACCACAATCTGGTTCCACCAGCGCAACGGCCTGCAGAATCTGTTCATTGAATACTACGAGGCCCGCGGCGAGGGGCTGAAACACTTCGTCGACTACATGATCAGCACCGGCTACACGTTCGGCACCCATTTCCTGCCGCATGATGCGAACAGCCGCATGCAGGCCGAGCAGGCAGAAACCCGGCTCGAGATCCTGGAACGGTTGCTGAAGTCGCACAAGTTCGAAGTCGTGCCGCGCGTGTCGGACGTGAACAACGGCATCGAACTGACCATGGAGCGCTTCCCGACCTGCTGGATGGACAAGGCCAAGTGCGAGAAAGGCATCGCCGCGCTCGATTCCTACGTGCGCACCTGGAACAAGGCCATGGGCCAGTTCACCAACGTGCCCTATCACAATTGGGCATCGAACGGCTCGGATGCGTTCCGGACGTTCGGCCAGGGATACCACCCGAGCAAGGCGCTGCCGCAGAACGCCAGAAAGACCGTCAAGCGCGGCGGATGGAAAGTTGTCTAGTGGATACCAATCCATTGCCAAAGAACAGTTGTATATAGGAAAAATGTACCGCATACTTGCGAATCATTCCCCCAAGTCAATTTTCTACGGATCCCCGGCCCATGAGCGCACACGATAACGCTATCAAGAAGTCAACCATTGTTCACGCCACCGGCCACAAAATGGTGATGCTGGGCGGCGATGTGTACGACCAGCGCGTGACCGGCGACATCATCAGCGAATTTAAGTGGGTCGACGGCGAGCCCGTCATGCTGCTCTACAAGAACGTGCTGGGCGCGAACACCAAAGCATACATGGTCGAAATGAAGGATGCGCACCGCTTCGCCATGTCGAACGGTACCGCGACCAAGGAACTGATGCAGGAGCTATGCCACGACGCGGCACGCGCCCTGAACAGCGAACACGACAAGGCGACCGTGCATCGCCTGATCGACGTCATCCTGAACGGCCTGGCCGACCTGCTGCGCATGCCGCCGGAACCGCGCGCGCTCGAGCTAGCCAATCAGCCAGTGGTGCAGGGCGACGAACTGAAGGTCACGATGGACGGGAAAACCATCATCGAGAAGGTAATCTGATGCTCCTGCGCGACCGGCTACTGGCGAAACTGGCGGCCTGGCTCGACCGCGAGCGCACCGCGCGCTACCTGCGCCGCACCGACACGCCCAACGGCGACACCAAGCTGGTCGCCCTGTATCAATCCCTTGACGATGCTGACGACTCACTTGCCGACGTCGACCGCGCGCTGCGCGACGGCGATATCGAAGAAGCGCGCTCACTGATCCACATGGGGCGCGAAAGCATTGCCGCACATATTGCTGAACTGAGGGAGCTACTGTAATGGGCCAGATTGAGAATGTACAAAGCCACCGCGCGACCGACGATCCGCACCGGCTGGGCGGCGTGGCGCCGAAAGTGAACCGCTCCAAGCGCCGGCGCAGCGAACTGGACGACGAAAAATCGCGCCGCCTGCACGCCAAGCTGATGAACTGGTTTTTGCAGGAGCGCGACAAGCAAGGCCCGAACCGCGTGGAAATGGCGATCGATGAAGATTTCTATGACGGCCTGCAGTGGTCCGACGAGGACGCCGAGGAACTGATGAGTCGCGGCCAGGCGCCGCTGGTGTACAACCAGGTCAAGCCGACGATCAACTGGTTGCTGGGCACGGAGCGCCGCACGCGCGTCGACGGCAAGGTGCTGCCGCGCGAGGAAAGCGACGAAGAAGGCGCCGAAACCAAAACCAAGCTGCTGAAATACCTGTCGGACGTGAACCACACGCCGTTCAAGCGCTCGGAATGGTGGAAGTCGGCCATTGTGGCGGGCCTGGGCTGGATGGAAGATTCAATTTCCAAGGATCCGACGCAGGAACTGCTGAATTGCCGGTATGTGAACTGGCGCAACATGTACCACGACAGCAACGCTGTCGAAATGGACCTGTCCGACGCCCGCTACGTGGCGCGCTGGTCGTTTCTCGACCTGGACGTGGCCGAGGCACTGTGCCCCGATCGCAAGGATGTGCTGCGGGCCGCCGCGATCGAGTCGAACCAGGTCGGCATGGATGAAGACGACGTTTGGTACTTGGGCGCCAAGGTCAACACCGGCAGCACGGGCGACTACTCGGCCACGTCTCGCCGCGGCATGCAGGGCGGGATCGTCAACAACGGGCGCGAGCGCGTCAAAATCATCGAAATGTGGTATCGGGAGCCGGTTTCATGCCTGGTCTGCCGCTCCGACAGCCCGGAAGCTTCCCGCTTCAATGGCGAGGAATACGACGCCGCCAACCCCGACATGATGGCCGCCTACCAGGATGGCTACCTGTCGATCGCGCAGCACGTCATGATGAAGGTCCGTGTTGCAATCATGACCGAAGGCACGCTGCTCTACAGCGGTGCATCGCCGTACCGGCACAACCGTTTCCCGTTCACCCCGATGTGGGGCTATCGCCGCCACCGCGACCAGCTGCCCTATGGCGTGGTGCGCGATATCCGCGACGCGCAGATCGACTACAACAAGCGCGCATCGAAGGCGCTGTTCATCCTGTCGACCGTGCGCGTGGTGATGGACGACGATGCTGTCGAAGACATCGAAGAACTGCGCCGCGAAGTATCGCGCCCGGATTCGATCATCACCAAGAAGCACGGCAGAGAACTGGTGATCGACCAGGACAAAGCGCTGGCCGACCAGCACATCAAGCTGATGATGTTCGACGGCCAGATGATCCGCGACGTCGGCGGCGTGACCGATCAGAACTTGGGCAAGGATGACAAGGGACTGTCCGGCCAGGCGATCGGCAAGCTGCAGGACCAGGGCTCGATCGTCACCACCGTGCTGTTCGACAACCGCCGGCTGGCCGTGCAGCTGCAGACTGAAAACCAGCTGTCGCTGATCGAGCAGTTCTACACGGCGCCGCGCGTGGTGCGCATCCTGGGCGAGAACAAGCCGATTGAATGGCTCAAGATCAACCAGTTCGACACCGAACAGAATAAATATCTGAATGACATCACCCGTTCGAAGGCCGATTTCATCGTGTCCGAGCAGGATTTCAAGTCGTCCACCCGCCAGGCCATGTTCGAATCGCTGATGGATCTGATCTCGAAGCTGGATCCGCAGGTCGGACTGGCGCTGCTCGACATGGTGATCGACTTCGCCGACGTGCCGAACAAAGACGAACTGGTGGCGCGCGTGCGCAAGCTGAACGGCCAGGTCGACCCGAGCCGCAAGCTCAAGCCGGAAGAACTGGAAGCGAAAGCCAAGGCCGACGCCAAGGCCGCCGAGCTCGAGCAGATCAACCTGGACACCGCCAAGGCCAATATGGAGCTCGCGCAGGCCAACGTCGAAAAGATCATGGCCGAAGTACAGCGCATCGGCGCCGACAGCAAGCGCCTGGTCGCCGTGGCCATCGAGCAGGGCGTAAAAGCCGCTTACGAGGCATTGCAGGCCGGTCAGATCGTGTCCACCGTGCCGAACGTCACGCCGGTGGCCGACGCCATCATGGCCGGCGCCGGCTACGAGGAACAGGGCGGCGACGATCCGAGCATTCCGGGTCAGGCCGAGGAAGCAGCCGGCCAGATCGACCAGATGGCCGGCGTGGCGCCGCAGCAGGAAATGGCACCGCCTCCGGAATTGCAGCAGGCTGACGGCGCCGCCGCCGGCATCGAAACCATGGCGCCTGATGGCGTCATTCCACCAAACGGAGAATAAAACATGACACTGAGTACCGAAGAAGCGGCGGAACTGACCGCCACTTACAACCTGATGTCCGCCGACGAACTGCGCGCCCAGCTGGGCGACAGCGACGACGAAGACGCGCTGATCAATGCCGTGCTGGATGGTGGCCGGGCCGTCGAAACCAAGGCCGGCAAGACGCTGCAGGATGCCGCCGACGATGATGCGGGCGACGACGATCCAGCGCCGGCGAAAAAGCCGGTCGCCACTGACGAAGATGACGACGGCGACGAGGATGGCGACGAAGATGGCGATCAAACGCCAGCTGCCAAAGTGATCGACGCCGACGCGGGCAAAATCGACGACAGCGTGATCGATGGCGCCGAACTGATCACCGAAGTGACGGACCTGAGCGCCAACGTGCCGGCGCTGGATCTGCGCGCTGTCGACGATCGGTTCACCACCGCGCTGGCCGCGCTGGACGAAGCCAAGGCCCAAAAGCTGCAAGACATGATGGATGGCACGATCGACGCCAAGGAATATTCCAAGGCCGACGCCGAATACATGCGTGACCGCGACGCCCTGAAAGACCAGCGCGCCGACGAAATCGAATGGTTCGGCATCGTGCATGCGTTCCAGGTCGACGCCGCGCGCAACGGCGTCAACTACAGCGCCGACGCTGAAAAGATGTCGGCACTGGATGATTGGGTCAAGCGCCTCAGTACCAAGCCGGAAAACGCCGATCGCCCTGGCAAGTGGTTCCTCGAGCAAGCGCACAAGAAAGTGATGTCTGAATTCGACATCCCGATGCCTGGCGCAAAGGCAGCGCCAGCTGCAGCACCAGCCAAGCCGGCAGCGCCGAAAAAAGCGGGCCGCGCGCCGAACCTGGAAGGCATCCCGCCGTCGCTGGGCGGTCTGCCAGCTGCTGCCGAAACCGAAGCAGGCGACGCCGGCGAATTCTCAGGCATCGACAAGCTGTCCGGCATGGCCTACGAACGGGCCCTGGCATCCCTGACACCCGAGCAAAAAGCCCGCTACGAGGCAATGTGATGAAAAAAACGCTGTTGATGGACGTGAAAGTCGGGCAAACCGTGTCTATCGACGACGGCAATATCATCTTTACCATCGAGGAAAAATCGGGTCAGCGCGTCAAGATCCGGTTTGTCCACCATGGCGCAGTGATCGAGCGGGCGCCAGGCGGCATCCCGCCCGATGGCGTGGAGCGCCGCCGAAGCACCGGCGCAGCGCAGGCAATGCTGGGTATCAAGGCAAGCTAAAAATATTTCACTCAGGAATGTTGTTATTGGGCATAATGCCCATTGTTGGTGGAGCGCAGAAAGTGCCCCTCTTGTTTAATCCTTTATAAGAGAGGTACTTTCATGGCTCAGACCATTGTTGGCGTCAACGACGCCAAAGCAGTTCGTAAGTTCGGCGGCTTCCTGGCTGTCGACGTAGGCCGCGCTTCCTACTTCAACAAGAAGTTCATGGGCGTAGGCATCGAGGCGCAAACCCCGATCCAGACCCTGCTGAACCTGGAAAACGACGCCGGCGACACCATCACCTACGACCTGGTGATGCAGCTGAAGATGCAGCCGGTTGAAGGCGACGCCATCCTGCGCGGCAAGGAAGAAGATCTGAAGTTCTACACCGATTCGGTGTCGATCGACCAGGCCCGCGGTGGCGTGAACACCGGTGGCAAGATGTCGCGCAAGCGCACCCTGCACGACCTGCGCAAGATCGCCCGCGCACGCCAGACCGACTGGTGGGCTCGCGTGTTCGACGAACTTTTCTTCATGTACCTGTCGGGCCGCCGCGGCAACAACGCCGACTTCATCTACGGCACCGACTACACCGGCATGGCCGGCAATGCGTTCGTTGCTCCGGATTCGCTGCACCTGATGTATGGCGGCGCCGCAACGTCGAAAGCATCGCTGGTCGCTGGTGACGTCATGTCGCTGGCAGCCATCGACCGCGAAGTGGCCCGCGCTTCGACCATGGGCGGCGGTTCGTCCGGTGTCCCAGCGATCGAGCCGTGCAAGATCGACGGCGAAGAACACTACGTGCAGGTATTGCACCCATGGCAGGAATACAGCCTGCGCACCACCACGTCGGCAGGTAGCTGGGTTGATATCCAGAAAGCTGCTGCCGCTGCTGAAGGTCGCAGCAACCCGATGTTCAAGGGCGGCCTGGGCATGTACAACAACGTCATCCTGCACAAGCACAAGGCAGTGATCACGGCCAACGACTACGGCGCCGGTTCCAACGTCGCTTCGGCCCGCTCGCTGTTCCTGGGCCGTCAGGCTGCAGTTGTCGCGTTCGGCTCTGCCGGCACCGGCCTGCGCTTCGACTGGCACGAGGAACAGGAAGACCGCGGCAACCAGGTTGTGATCACCACCGGCTCGATCTTCGGCATCAAGAAGACCGCGTTCACGATCGACGGCACCAGCCGCGATTTCGGTGTGATCGCGCTCGACACGTCGATCGTCGATCCGGGTTAATCCCCGCCGGTGCTGTAAGCGACGAATAAAGCCCGGCCTGCGCTGGGCTTTATTTAAAAGTTTCAAATCTTATATTTATTTGGAGGCTATAAAATGGCTCTGTACACTTCGAAAACCGCATCGGGCAAAACCCCGGTTCCTTCGCTGCAGTCCGCGCTGATCATGGCGCTGCTGTTCGAATTCACCACCACCGGCGCGCTGGCCGCTGGCGACATCATCGACCTGGGCCCGATCGAAGCCGGCGTTAAGCCGATGGACGTCATCCTGGTCAGCGATGACCTGGACACCAACGGTGCGCCAACCATCACCATGTCGGTCGGCATCCTGAATGCTGCCAAAACCGACCTGGCCGCCGGCGCCAATGACACGTTCATCGCTGCTTCGAACGTGGGTCAAACCGGCGGCCTGGCGCGCGCCACGAATGCCAGCGTGTACCTGTGCGGCGCTGCCGCCGTGGAACGTCGCCTTGGTATCAAAATCGTGGCTGGCGCCGCGACCCAAGCAGCTGTCGGCAAGAAAATTGCCGTGCAGCTGAGCGCAACGGCGTAAGCCCGAGGCGCATGTAGTAGGCGGCTGCGCAATGCAGCCGCCCTTCTTCCACCAGTAGCACCACATCAAAGGAAAATCCCATGGGCAATATCGTTTTCGTGTGCAAGCCGAAGCGCAAGGGCGGAACCAAAGTCGAACTTGAAGGCAAGGTTTATCACTTCAAGCCAGAATCGGGCGACGGCACCGATCCGGAGATCGACCACACTTGCGCCATCCCTGATACCGACGCCGGCGCGATCTGGCGCCTGCTGGCGATCAAGGAGGCATATTCGCTGCAGGATCCAGACGCCGTGCTGCCGGCCAAGCCAAAAGTCACCGGACAGACCATCGCCGGCAACAAGAGCAGCGACCCGAAAGAAGTCAAGCCGACCATGATCGCCAACGCTGCCGGCGACCAGATTAACTTGTCTGTCCTGGCGCCAGAAGAACTGCGCCAGCTGGCCAAGGAAGAATTCGGCATCGTCGTGCATCACAAGTGGAGCAACCAGACGGTGATCGACAAGATCGTCGAAAAGACGCGCGGCGAATAAGCGAAAGGGCACATCGTGAAATTATGGTTTGAACTGCACGACTATTATTTGAGCGATGTGCCCGGCTGCACCTATGCCGCTGCCGCCAACGCCCTGCGCATGGCGGCGCAAGAATTCTGTGAACAGACGCAAGTCTGGCGCGTGACGCTCGCTGACGTGACCACGCTGGCCAACACGCCGGCGTACAACTTCCCGGTGACCGCCGAACAGGAAGTGTGCAAGCTGCTCGAGGCGAAGTTAGGCGAACAGCGCCTGCCGCTGCTGCTGCACGACCAGCTGGGCAACAACCAGATCGGAATCTGCAACGTCGACCAGCGCCAGTTCCAGCTGCAGCCAACGCCCGCCGCCGGCCTGAAGGTGAGCATCAAGGCCGTGCTGAAGCCGTCGAACATCGCCACCGGCATCGATGACCTGCTGTATTCATTCCACGCGCGGGCGATCGCACAAGGCGCGAAAGCCGAGCTGTTCGCCATGGTCAACCAACCGTTCTCCAACCCGGGCGCCGCCGAGCAGGCCCGCGACAGGTTCGAAAACATGATGGCCATCGCCAAAATCAACGCCGCAAAGGGATACAGCAGCGCGCCTTTGCGGACGCAACCGAGTTTCATGTGATGTGGGTATGAGCGGTGGCCGCGCGGGAGCCGGCCTGTTGGAATGCAGGATTCGCTATCAGTGCCTGCGCCGTGCAAAACGTAGATAAGCACTCCCCCCGTCGTGTGAATCCTTCGCCGGGCAGGGAGGGCTGGAATTTAAGCCACTCAAAAAGGTAGAGCATGCCAACCGTAACCGCCCAAACCATCATCAACGCCGCCGCCTTCACGCTGCAGGACGAGGGCAATGCGCGCTACTCGCGCGCCGAGTTGCTGGGCTACCTGAACGATGGCCAGCGCGACGCCTGCCTGGTCAAGCCTGACGTGCTGACCGTCAGCGCCGCGGTGCAGCTGGTGGCCGGCACCAAGCAGGCCATCCCGGCGAACGGCAACGGCTTTGTGCGCCTGGTGCGCAACATGGGCGCCGGCGCCACGCCGGGCCGCGTGCCGCGCGTGATGGACCTGCAGACCATGGACCGGCTGTCGCCGAACTGGCATGCGGATCCGACCAGCGCGACGGTGCTGGAATACGGCTACGACGAGCGCGATCCGAAAGTGTTCTATGTCTCGCCGCCGCAGCCTGGTGGCGCCATGGGCTACGTCGACCTGATGTACTACGGCACGCCGGCGGATATGGCCGTGGAAGGCAGCACGATCAGCCTGGACGACATCTACAAAACCGCCCTGATGCACTACGTGGTGTACCGCGCCTACCTGAAGGAAGGCGAATTGAACACCATGGCCGGCGCAGCTGCGCACCGCGCCGAGTTCCTGGCGCTGCTCGGCGCCAAGGAACAAGTCGAAGCGACCGACAAGAAGGCGGCCAAGTAATGGCGTCGATCGTCCTGCGCAGCTTCGGCGGCATGGCGCCAAGCGCCAATTCCAAAGCCATCAACGAGGCGGTGGCCACCTACGCCAAAAACACCAACCCGCGCTTCGGCGACCTGCGCCCGATGCTGGCCGCCGTCAACCTGGGCGCGATCGCACCAGGTGCGACGCTGTACCGGTTTGAAACCGCCGGCAGCTTTATCTCGAGCATTTACCAGGTCAACTATGTGCGCGGTCCGATCCCGACCGACACGACCGAGCGCACCTATTACACCGGTGACGGCGCGCCGAAAGTTACCGACAACTCGTTCGTGGTGCGCCAGCTGGGCGTGCCCAAGCCAGGCGCGGCGCCACTGGTGGGTGTGATCGCGTCGACCGCCTACACCGAAGCCATCGCAGCGACGGCGATGGGCCTGAAAACGTCGGAATTCACGTCCCTGATTTGGGCCAACGCCACGCTGGGTTATGTCGGCCTGGAAGTGGGCGACTACTCGCCGCACTTCGTCGTGTCGACCGAGCCATGGGAATTCCGCTTTGTGATCGCCGGGGCCCTGGTCAGCGGCACGTTTGTGCCCACCAACCCGCTGCACTCGGCGCTGATTTCGGCCGAGTTTGGATTCTTTACCGAGACAGTGGGCCCGACCACCACCGGCTATGTTCCGGTGAACCTGCGCGGGCAAACCGTCACGTTCGACGCCGGCCTGGCAGCGGATCTGTCGGCAATCGCCAACCCCACCGATTCGCTGGGCATCATCAAGCTGCTGTCGGCGTCGCAGGTAACGGCGATCACGACCGACCTGGCCGACTCGCTGAAGGCTGCCAACGCCACGCGCGACGCCGCAATCGGGCGCCTCAAGCTGATCAAGAACGAATTTGTACTGATCGCCAACGGTGGCGCTTCCGCGACAGTAGCCGCGAACAAGGCGGAAATGACCGCGTTTTACGCGCGCGTCGACGTGGCGTCGGACATCACGGCAGCCATTTTGCAGGCAGCAGAGTCGATCGCCAACGCGCTAGACGGGTACTCGGTCGACTATAACGGGCTCTAAATGACAGCGAACATCAACCAAAATACGACGCCCGCCGCAATTGCTGTCCTGCTGGCCGACTTTATCTACATCGACGCCGACGGCAGCAAGCGCGTCAAGCATGCAGAATTGATCAGCTGGATGACGACGCAGTTCGGGTTCTCTATGAATGGAACGCGCTTCACTGCGATTCGCGTCAAGGAATCCGACGCGCTGGCCATCGCCAACGCGCTGCAGGCCGTGGTCAACCGGGAGCATTGGATTCGTCATCCCAACTACCCCGGCACCATCAGCGTCAAGGGCGACGCCCGCACGCGCCTGCTCGACCTGCGCGCCAAGATGGTGACCGAGACAGCGGCGATCGAGGCGCCGTACAAGGAATACCGGGCGTCGCTGATCGCGCGCGCCAAGGCCATGTTCAACACCACGATCGCACCATCGTTTCCCGCCGGCGTGGATGCCACCGAAAGCACGCGCGTGTACGTGGAAACGTTCGTGACCGACCGCGGCGAGGAATCCCAGCCGTCGGCGGCGTCGGCGCTGGTCACGCTGAACGATATCGACACCGCGCAGATTACCTGCAGCGCGCCGCCCGCCGGGCGCAACATCACCGCGCGCCGGCTGTACCGCTCGGCCACCGGCACCACGTCCGCCGCCTTCAAGCTGCAGGGCGAATATCTGATCGCGCAAACCATCATCAACGACGCCAAGAAAGACAAGGATCTGAATGACGTCTGCGCCACGTTCGGCTGGCTCGAGCCGCCTGCCGGCCTGAAAGGGTTGACCGGCCTGCCCAATGGCGTGTTTATCGGCTACGTCGACCGCACGCTGTACGCCAGCGTCCCTTATCACCCTTACGCCTTCCCGGCCAAGTACGACAAGCCGCTGGCGCACCAGATCACCGGCGTGGTCGCGGTCGGCCAGTCGGCGTTCGTGGGCACCACCGGGCGCCCGTACCTGGTGACTGGCACCGATTCGGAAAGCCTGACCGAAGAAATCATTTCGTCGAAGGTGCCATGCGTGTCGGCCCGGTCGATGGTGGCGATTCAAAATTCGGTGTTCTACGCCAGCCAGGACGGCATTGCGCTGTATGAGAACGGCAAGGTGACGATCGTCACCAAGGGCATCATCGATCGCAAGGCATGGCAGCTGTACAGCCCGGCCACCATGCGCGCCGCTGAGTTCGACGGTATGTACAAGGTTTTCTACACAAAGAGCGGCGGCGCCAAGGGCGCGCTGGTGTTCGACTACGAGAACAAGACCATCACCGAGCTGGACCAGGCCGCCGACGCCGTGTTTTCCGACAGCAGCGGCATTTACGTGATCAACGGCAGTAACGTGTACGACCTGGCACCAGCAGCTGGCGACAACCGCATCGGCTACTGGAATTCGAAAACGTTCCGACTCGCGCGCCCGCAGGCGTTCGCCTGGTTGCATGTCGATTCGACGTTCCTGAACGGCGCCACGCCGGTGTCGGCGACGGTGCGCATCTACGCCGATGGCGCGCTGCTGCATACCGTCGTCGTCAGCAGCGCCGCGCCGGTGCGCGTCAAGCCGGGCCGCGCCACCGACTGGCGCATCGAAATCGACTCCGCCGCCATTATCAGCGGCGTGGTTCTGGCCAGCACCACCGATGAATTAAAGGCCGCGATCTGATGGAAAAGCCAATCAATCAAGAACTCTTGCCGCCGTCCGGGCCTTCGTCGGCATTGCCGGCGCTGGGCTCGCCGCAAGCGACCGACGAATTCATGTCCAAGGTAAAGCAGATCCTGGAAGGCATGCTAGGCCGGCGCGGCGGGTCGCAGTGGGATCGCGTCGTCACGTTCCGAGATCTGTACGGCATGGGCTCGCTGGGCCAGGGCGGGCCTTTCTTTGGCAGCGCCGGGTTCACGCTGGCGCAGCCGAGCGGTTCCGATGAAGCGTTCCAGGAATTCGCCAGCCGCGTCGAGGCCGAAGTGCGCAAGTCGGCGGCGTTCAAGGCGCTGCAGCACGACATCGGCAATGTCAACGACCTGGCCATTTTCCCTGACGAACTGCGCGCGCTGCTGACAGTCTCGCTCGAGGAAGCTGCGCGCGAGCGCCGCGCCGACATCGTGCGCATCGAACGCAAGGTGCAGACCGATGGCAACAGCTTTACCGCCGTCGTGGAGGAACTGACGTCGGCGATCGAGCGCAACGTGTCGGCCATCCGGTCTGTCGACAGTACCTATGCTGACAGCACCCGCGCCATGGCCGGGTCGATCAAGACCGTCACCGCGCGCATGGATAACATCGACGGCGAATCGACTGGCATCACGATCGAAGAAAAGTTTCTGGCGCAGGCCGACGTCAACGATGGCTTGCTGGGCCAGTATTCGCTGAAAATCGTGGCCGGCACACAGGCGGCGCCGGTCATCGCCGGCATGTCGATCTCGTCGGAAACGCCAGTTGAAGGCGTGACCACCAGCGATATCGTGTTCCTGGCCGACCGGCTGTCGTTCTTCACGCAGCTGGGCAACATCCCACCATTCATCGCTGACGCCAGCGGCCTGCTGGTCAATGGCGACGTGCGCATTAACGGTTCGTCGATCATCAAGGGCTCGCTGACCGTCTACGCCGCGGACGGCCAGACAGTCATTCTCAACGCCGGCGGGTTGAAAGCCGGATACGAAGCGCCTGGCACGAAGAACGCCGATATCGTGGTTGGTGGGCGAAATCTGCACCCGGATGGTGGCTTTGAGCGTGGTACGCATCCATGCACGGATAGGAGTGCAGGGGTTTCGAACGCGATAACTTCAGATGTCGTTGGAGTCTATTCGGGAACGAAGGCCCTATTTCTGGACACACTTGGCGGCGACGCATACCTGTACATTGGCGGTCCCAAAACGTCTGTGGTCGCAGGTCGGCAATACGTGCTGTCTTTCATGTATAAGACCGCAACTTCTGGAACAATTACAGGAAGCAGCACTTACATTCGCTATAGCAACGGAACTGATCTGGCGATGCCCCTGCCGGTGCTAAATACGGTGCAGACTTGGACCGTCTGCGAAATGTTATGGACATGCCCATCCGGGGTTACAAGCATTGAATTCCGTTTCGGAATTCACTCGACCGGGTACTCATGGATGGTTGCGGATTGCATTCAGGTGGAAGAAGGGAACAAGCGAACCCAATGGACGCCATCTTTTGATGATGTGGCCGCTGAGACGGCGCTTGCCGCAACTACGTCGACCTGGGCGGGCCTTACCGGACCCGGTAAGGCAGCAGACAACGCAACAGCAGATATCACTCTCATCGCCGCTGGCGCAGGGACGGCAATTACAGGTAACTCGGTAACCCGGTCGGGGCAGGTTGGCTGGGACGGGGGCGCATTCACCTATCAAGGTTTTGCTGGCGGGGCGTCTGTATCCTTTGAGCCATTGTCGGGTGGTGACTGGATGGCTGGTCTGGACAGCAACCCAGCCCAAGATAGTAGCTACCAGAATATCGACTACGCGCTCTACGGCACAGGGAACAACCTGTATTATTACGAGTCGGGAAGTACAAACAGTGTGATTCTTTCAGGGTACGCTACTGGAGATTCATGTTCCGTTACTTACGACGGCAGCACTGTTATCTACATGAAGAACCGGACCATACTGCGCACTGTGTCCGCGAACATAACCGCTCCGCTCGGTTTTG